TCAATTCGTTTCGTTGAAGTCATCATAGCAAAGTCGATCGAGTGGTTTTTGACAAAAAATGCTATTCCTGCGATTGCTGATTATTCCACCGATTCGGAATAGTGGAATAGATGGTGATTGCACTTGATTCCCTGGTGATTAGTTTTGACGAATCATGATTGCTTGTGATTGTTTCATTTTGTGCAACGATTTTGGGAGTGTTTCAGGATTTGCAACGAATTGCATAAATGTATGCACCATGCACGCAATTTGCCGTTCGAAGCCTGCCGAAACAGTCATGTTTGTGGCGGTTATTGTGGTCGTGTAGGGAATTGTAGTTAGTTTGTCGTAAGATTTTGCTTACCGGAAAATCGCGCAAAAAGTGAGCAATAATCATCCATAAGAAAATAGATATATATATAATATATAAAGAGTTTTTACTCTTATTATTATTATATACACTCCCTCCCCTCCCCTTTGTAGTAAGATTAGTAAGGTATATGCATACCCTTTCGCTTCCGCGTGAAAATCTTATTTGTTCCGCGCCCCTCCCTGGGGATATATAAAGGGGCATATATAAGGGGGTTACTTACCAGGCCACCACAAACACGCTCAAGCAAGGTGTAGCAAGGCATACAGCACGTAAGATGCATCTTACGACAATCTAACCATAAGCAAACACAGCACCCCAATATTGACACCAAAAACAGGCGTGATACTATGCCACCACAACCAACAAAAGGAGAAAAATCATGGCGCGACAGAAAGCAGAAGACCGAGCCACTATCAACGACCCTGAAGAGTTAATGGCCCTGGCCAAAAAGGCGGCGCGGCGACGCGATGACCAGTTCGGCTACCGCGAGGACAGGGCAACCTGGGAGGCCACGGAGCAAATCAATAGCCTTATCAAAGAGGCTTACGATGAACCCTGGAAGGGTGGCGAATACCTGCGAATGCGCTTTGCTACGGCAGGGCAAGATCTGAAGATTAGCGTTGACGAGTACAGGCTTGCCACCAGGGGAAGTGGCCTGTATGACTCCACGATCACCAGCAGCCTCAAAAGGTTCGTTACTCCCGGCAAGCGAATCAGTCGGCGCTTTGTTGATGGGTTCTATCACATCAAGATCGTGGATGACTTGTCGAAGGAGGCAGTGACGAAGAGTCACGATGAATCAATCCGGAAAGAGGAGCGGGAAAGGATTAAGGGTTTAGTGGCCGCTCTTGCCGTAGACTTCGCTGGTGATGCACTGACCGGGATTTATAAGGCAAATCTGTACGCGGCTATCGATCTTGGATTGACCGCAAGTGATATCAGCCGGGAGGCCAGTCATGAAGAGTAAGACTTCAATAGCCCAAACACTAATGCGGCAATATAGGGGCATGATAAAAACAATGGATCGGGTTGCACTCCAGCAAGCTGTAAAATATTGCTACCGTGCACCGGACTCCTGGACTTACAGGTTTAAGGATGACTCCGTGCTATGGTTCCATAAAGGTAGCGCAATCATCATCACAAAAGAAGAAGCACTAAAACTATGGAGGAGAGTATGAAGCTATATCCAGACCAAAACGACCCCGCCGCACCAATGCGTCTGGGTAACACGCCAGTCGATGAGCAGGAGGTTATCGCAGCCATTGCCAGGGCATCGGACGACGAAAATCCAACCGCCCTGGAATGCGTTACAGCCGACTTGCTGTTAATGTCATTTCTTCCGGGATCTGAATCTTACATTCAGCACATCACCGAGACGGGCCAGGCGGTGACTAAGCCGGAATTCATCGGCGCGTCGAACGTCCTGGCGATGATGGCCGATGAGTCGGATAACATCATCAGCCTCGACTATCAGCAATAGCACTTTTTGTTAAAACCCGATCAGGGAGATCGGGTATTATCTCTTCATCGACAACGAACCGAGGAAAGCGAAATGATTACTCTGATTACCTGGGAACACGAAAACAGCAAGCCAGAAGTGCGCGAGTTCGAGACCGTGGCGGCGTGCTACAACATGGCGGCAAACGGTGGCTTTTACAAGGCGCAGATCGTTAACGAGTTCGGGGTTGTCGATTATGAATTTTAAGGCGAGCGATGTAAAACCTGGCGCGGTCTACGGATCGCGCCTCAATAACCGCCTTTGGCGCTGGGATGGCGAAACCATGTGGACTAAAGGCGAGGGCGATGTTATTTGGCATGAATGCGGCTGGCCCCACCCCACAATGAGCCGCCTTGATATCGCTTATTATCTTTCAGTCGGCGATATGCACGAGGTGGAAAGATAGCACTTTTTGCTAAAACGCAGATGGCGAGATCCGGTATTATTTACCCATCGACAACGAACTGAGGTGATGAAGATGGATAAGGTTATCAAGATGAGCGAAGTTAAGCCGGGCATGATGGTTAAGTTTGCTGGCAAATTTCGCCTGGTTCTCGCAGCAGATCGCAAGGGGAACATTCTTACCATTCGCGTTAATGGAAAGGCCCAACTCTTCGCGCCGCAGTCCGACATTGAAGTTGAAGTTCGAATCAAGTAAGCGATCGGGGTGGCGATGCCGCCCCACCATCAACACGGCTCACGCCAGGAGGAATGGCCATGCCTCGTTTTTCAGCAACAACAAAACTTCGCACCTTCGCCGGGATGCCGATCCCACACTCATCAACCAAGGCCGTCCGAGGCAGTGAGCACGGCGTATACTTCCACTGGTGCGGCAAGTGGCGCTTCACCGTCATTCGCGGCTTTTACGTGACCTGCGATCGCGTTGACATTGACGACTATTCCGGCGGGAACCAGGTTCACGAGTTCAAAAGGCACGAATAGCACTTTTTGCCAAAACACGAACGGGGTGGCTTGCTATAGTTACCCCATCGAAACGAACAACGGAGAAACACAATGAAATCTTGCGAATATGTCAACACACTTAATGGCCTGATCTACTGGCTGGAAGATGGCGCAGTGATGATGCGCAAGGATGGCGTAAATATCGCCAGTCAATCCAACATGACGGCAGAAACCTTCTTCGAGATGGTCGGCAACGATATGATGAAGCTGATCGAGGTGGTGCCGAAGGATAAGGGCATGACCATGCTTCAGTTTACAGAATTCCTGTCGAAAATCGACAAAAGCGCCACGACCGCAACCGCACAGACGGCCATCCAGGGCGGGGCCACCCACATTGCCATCGACGGTAACGGCGACGTCTTCGCATTCAAGATGCGCCCGCGCCACTACCTGCCGAAAGATGATGACGCAAATGATTACCTTGGCGAATGTCTTCGCGGTTCGGAGCAGTACGGCCACATTGCGCGAACAGTCTGCTTCATGGGCAACACTGGCCGCGAGCATACAAACTGGCGCGAACTCTGCTACCGGATTCCGCGCCAATAGCACTTTTTGCTAAAACGCGATCGGGGTAATGCGGTATTATTACCCCATCGAAACAGAGGAGCAAAAAACATGATTGGCAACCACAACAACGAACTGAACGCAGCAGCCCACCGTCGCGCCGTAGAGCAGAACTTCCATGCGCTGAAAGTGGTCTGCGACGAAATGAAAGCAATGCTTGAACTGCCGTCATGGGATCTGCAACTCGAAGACTACTATGACGGCCTCCGCGTCAAGCGTGACGATATCATCAACCGTCTGCGCCTGGCCGGAATGTTTCTGTAAGGAGAACTCAATGATTCACGAAATTAAGTCTGGCAAGCAAGTAGTGGCGACCATAACGCAGCGCCACGTTGTAGCCTTCCAGATTAACATCCCTGGCACCTTCGATATGCAGTCGCTTGACGTGCCAGTTTGGGCCAACACGGTTGCCATTGATGCCGACGGCTCAATTTGGGCCTATGAGTCGACCGTTGAAGATGTTTGCATCCAGGACTACTCGCGCAAATCCTGGGTTGATTGCGGGCCTTCCGAAAACAAGATGAGGTCAGTTGGGGAGATGGATTGCTTCCCTGATTGGGCGAAATCGAAGATTGACCTTCGCGGCCTGAAATAGCACGTTTTGCTAAACGCCAGGTCAGAGGAACGGGCATAATAGCCACATACCAAACAACGGAGATTTACCATGAAGCAGATCGTCAAAAACGCAGTAGTCGCCATCGTCGGAACCAACTTCGAAGGCAAGAAAAGCCGCATTCACCTTTTGCACGTAGGCAATGATGGCAAAATGCGCGGAGCCTTCTATTACGGCGAGCGCGGGGAGCACCTTCAAAGTGACTTGCATTCAGTCCTCCCGCTAACCACTTTCAGCGAGTGGCGAACCCATCGGGAATGGCAGCCGGAATACCATTACGAGGGGTTGATTGTCGAATCATTCGTTGCCGACCCAACGAAACTTACCGCCCGCGATTATAAGCGCATGGCACGCAAGGCGCACAAACTAATGAAACGCACGCCAGAAGATCACGTTTGGCATATTTTCGCAAATCAGCTTTGAGGTGGCAGGATGATACGTTTATCAGACTTCGATCACCACTGCTTAACCGGGCAATTTGGCGAAAAGCCAGTAATGTGCAAGATCTCGAAGGTCAAAGGCGACCACATCGAGCAGGTCAACACGCTTAGAGGCCTGGCTATGCGCAACCGCCTTTACATCCAGGCGCGCAGCGGACTGTTCGCAAAGCAGGTTCATTTTGCGTATGGAACAGGGTTCTACACTGGCGGAGATGGAGTAAATCCAGCGCCGAAGAAGGTTAAGCCGCGTGAGATAATCGAACACGGCTACGTTTGGACTAACGGGATCTACTAATGGAAACGATTAAAGTTATCTGTACGCACGTTGGCTATTCGCCGCTATCCACATATTTCACACCTGGCCGCGAGTATGACGCCAGGTTCGGCCCCGGCCTTGATGAAGTATGGATTTTGCAGGACGACCAGAACACCACTGAGGACGAAGAATTCTGGCCCGCCTGCCGTATGCCTGACGAAAAGATCGCAATGTGCGCCAATAGGCCATACGAAAACAACGTTCTATTTGAGGTGAAAGTATGAAAGTAAGCAAAAAGAAACTCGCGCTGTATTGGGCCTTCTTCCTGGGCGGCCTGGCCCTGCATGACCACGTAGGCTGGCAGACGATCGGAATGCTGTGCATGATTATTGGCGTATGCCGCCTGTCGGAGATTAACGGATTCCGCCGTGGATATCGGGCAGCATTCAGCGGTGAAAAAGAATAGCACTTTTTGTTAAAACTGACGTAACGTCATTTGATAGAGTGGCGTTACTGAAGTGAAACAATACAATCAGGAGCACGCAATGAACGACAATTTAATCGCACTGCTGGAAGAACTGAATTCCTACGGCTGCGCATACATCGAGCTTTCGAGCGAGCAGGTTATTGAAGTCGCAATCGACGATGACGCCGGGTTCACCAGGTTAAGAGTGGCGGCAGGAGCCGAAGAGGAATTCGAAGACTGCGGCATCCGTGAAGTAACAAACCTTCTCGAATCCCACCAGGTGAAGGAGATCCGCTAATGAAAACCGTCAAACTAATGGTTGTCAATGCGGCCCGCGAACGTGAACGCCACCTTATCGGCTGCGTATTCGATGCCGTCGAGGTGCACGAACCACTTGGCACGGTTCACGTAATCCAGGGCGGATACCTGAACGAATTTATCGTCAATCCGCTGGATACTGACGAAGATTTGACCATCCGTGTTGGCGGCGAGCCGGAAAATGCGCTTTTCCACCTGCGGAAAGTATCGAAGGCGTCGCAGCGCAAGTTGCTGGTTCGCGCACTGAAGCGCATTGCGAAGGAGCGCGGTTACACCGATGCTTACATCCGCAAGTTCGGCACGTTCGCTGGCGTAGGCGATTGGGCGCGGTCATGGGCCGACTTTTACTTCAACAAATCCGGTGAATTTTGTTCCACCCATACGGACTGGCCGCATGGAACCGAACACGATCCCGTTAACGGCCACGAGTGGTACGAATTCATTGAGGCGGAATTAGACGACCTTTGATAGCACGAATTGCTAAAACGAACGTCCGGGGATGGTGCATACTATCCCCACACTAACAAGAGATGGAGCCTAACCATGAACACCACACAAATCATTCACCTGATCCAGTCCGACAACTTCACCAAAGACGAAGACGACCCGCTGTTAGCAGCCGTTATTCGAGCTGGGATCGATTGGGCGCTGAGTGATGCCTCGTGCGAATCATTCATGCGTGAGCCGTTCTCACGAATCGCGGAGCTTGAACAGCAGGTTGCGTTCCTGACTGGTGAACTTCAGGCGGCTATCGCCACGATCGAGAAGGTTCGGGAAATCATGCGTACCGAACCTGGCTATGACATTGAAGATCACGCGCGAGTTTTGCGCATAATGGCCGACGCTTTCGCAAAACTACAGCAATAGCATGAACCACAAACGCTAACCGGGGTTGCCGCATGGCTACCCCATCGAAGACAAGGAAAAAACATCATGATTTACGCAATTATTGCCCTGGTGGTTCTTATTCTGGCCCTGTATGCGTGCGGCTGTTTCCTCATGCGGGCCTTCCTGAAATCGGCGGATTCTACCGACAAAGAAGATCTTTACCCTGTGCTTTGCTGGCCCTGGATTACACTTTCCGCCGTTGGCAGCGTGATTATTTCCCGCAATTTTAAGTGGTGAGATGGCGTTTGGTTGCCAAAATGGATGGCCAGCAAAATAGCACGAATTGCTAAAACAGATCAGGGGTAAGCTGGTATAGTTACCCCATCGAAACGAAGAACGGAGTTACAGCAATGAAAATCAAAATCACCAAAGTAGACACTCTTAACGGCGACGGCTCAATTACCCTGGAAGAATGCGGCCTCAAAATCGGCGAAGTTCTTGAGGTCGACGGCCACTTCAACGACGGCTCATACTGTGTGATCGCTCCGCGCAATAGCGAGTTTATCCAGGCTGGTGACAATATCAGCGTAAGCGCAGACGAATGCGAGGTTGTGGAAGAATGAGCAACAAAATTTGGGTACTGACTTACACCATTGGAACCAACGAGGGGCGCAAATCGCGCCGCATCATCTGCGACACCAAAGAGCGGGCGATTAGGCAGCAAACCGTTCTTGGTGGCGAACTTGTCGAGTATCTCCGCAAGCCTGAAGCGTTCAAGGTGAACTGGCCTGAAGGCATGGATATCAACGGCGCTTTAGCGAGCCTGCGTGAGATGCAGCACAACCCGAAGACGTGGAGCGACTTTCAATGCCTGCGGGCGGAGCCGGAAGTGAAGGCCGACCCGTTCACCAATGTTCGGTCGCAGCACGCGGAGTGGTCGGATCGCCAGTTCGGCGACGTTGGGCCAGTCGGGCCGCTCAAGCACCTGGCGAAAGAGGCGATCGAGGCCGCCGAAGCGCCGGATGACATTAGCGAGTTCGCCGATATACTCATGTTGGTATGGGACGCAACGCGCCGCGCCGGATTCAGCGATGAGCAGTTGGCTGAAGCGGTGGCGGAGAAGCTGGAACGGAATAAGCGCCGGGCGTGGGGCGAGGTCAAAGATGGCGAACCTTGCCACCACGTAAAAAATTAACGAAATCGAATACCGTTTAAAGCGCCTGTAAGCCATTCTGGCGGGCGCAAATTTAAGGAGTACGATTGTATGCCTGAATACTCAAAAGTCGAAGATATGCCGATTGGCGCAACGATTACTGGTATACGCATGAGTGAGTCGGACGACGCCATCAAGCCGCTGGCGTTCCCGGTTACGCAGGTGGAGACGGACAGCAGAAAAGGTTTCATCTTCATCTACAAAAATTTCAATAGTCCGCTGCGTGTTGAAGTGTTCATTGCTCGCGGAACCTGGGTAGAATGGGAGAAGGCCAAATGTTCGGACTGAATGAGGCGCAGTACAACGCCGTGAAGCGCATAGCAAAGCAGATGGCCGCAGAAACAAAAGACGCCATCAAGAAGGACAAGAAGACCTACGATCAGGTCGCCGCGAAGATGATCGATAAACATTGGGCGCAAATCAACACGCTGGTTACTCGCGGCCAGTTTATCTGGATAGCTGGCTACCTGGAAGGCCGATTCGGTCGCAGGGATGGCGAGTATGAATAAAAAACAGCCAAACGATTCAGCGACCTATTGACGCGCTCGCGCTGACCGGGTAACTTGAACCACGTAGACGCAAGAGGCGGTAAACATCCGCAAGTCTGGCCCCGCTTTGGGGCATTTACAAAGGGGTTGTGATGCAGTACAAAATCATACTCACGGCCAGAAAAATGGGCGGCTTTTGCAAGTCCTGCATTCAAGAGTTTAGCGTGACGATTGAAGCGAACGACACCGCCGACGCGGTGGAGAAAGCAAAAAAGCAATCCGGCGTCAATCTGGATACGCATAAAATCAACATCAACTACATAAGGGAAGTCAATCAATGTTAACTCTGATTATTGCTTTTTTAATGCTGTTCATAGGCTATCACGTTGGCGCGGCTCATCTTGTCGAGCGCCTTTCAAAGCGGGTACATGAAGGCACTTTTGCTGCCATGTTCTACAACAAGAAAACGGCACGTTGGGAAAAAGTTGGCGACCCGGAAGGTGTCGCAAAACGAATAGCTTTTTCGCCGCTTCCGTATGTTGACTGCGAGCCTTTCGTAAAACTCCAGAAGACGCTGAATCGGCGAAACAAACTGATATGATACAAGAACCCGCTTCGGCGGGTTTTTTTATGCCCGCAATCTGATATACTCGCAAATCAACACAGAAGGAGGATTACAAATGTCTGAAGAACGTAGAAAGCGCGTAACGAAATCGCACTTTGCAGGTAACTTCAAAGCGCTGTATGAAAAAGAATTCGGCGTTGTGCTGGGGCGCACGGCAGAGATGACGCCGGAACAATTTTTTGATATCGCAAAGCGTTACTTCCAGTGGGCCGAAGATAACGCAATCAAGGCGGCGGAGACGGCTACGTTTCAGGGAGACGTTAACGAGTGGGGGGTGAACAAGCCGCGCATTTTTACGCTAACAGGGTTAAGCCTGTTTTGTGGCGTGAACCAGTCAACGCTTACACGCTACCGCCACGATCCCAACTATTCTCCCGTCATGGAGTTCATCGACTCCGTGATCTATGAGCAGAAATTTCAGCTTGCTGCCGTCGGCATGATTAACGCTTCTTTCGTCGGAAAAGAGATGGGTATCGATAAGCCGCCAGTGCTGAACATCGACGCTATCGCCGGGGATAAGAACGAGATCACCGAAGAGAAGTTAGAGAAGGCAGTGACCAATATTCTTGATAAGCTGTAAGGGTCAGATATGAACGAAATGATCATTTGGGAAGACCTGTCGCCAGCCGATAAGCTGGCAATTAAGGCGCTGAGTACGCGCAACTTTTCGCTATTCCTGAAGATCTGGTTCCAGATCATTCAGGGCGAAAAGCTAATGTGGAACTGGCATCACTCCTACTTTTGCCACACGGTTGATGAAATTATCGCCGGGAAGCGCAAGAGCACGATCGTTAACGTTGCGCCAGGCTCCACAAAGACGGAGGCGTTTTCAATCCACCTCGCGCCGTATGCGTATCTTAAATGCCGGAAGGTTCGAAACCTTCAGATCTCGCAGGGTGACGCGCTTTCAAAAGGCAACTCCGATCGCGTGATTAAGATCTTCTCATCTAACGAGTGGCAGGAGCTATGGCCATCAAAGTTCGGGCGCAAGCAGATCGATGAATTCCAGGTCATGGACGATAACGACCGCGTAAGGCTGGAAATGGTCTCCCGTTCGTCCGGCGGCCAAATCGTCGGTAAGCGTGGCGGGTACATGACGCCTGGGTTTAGCGGCCTCATCGCGCTGGATGATATCGACAAGCCGGATGACATGTTCTCGAAGGTGAAGCGTGAGAAAAACCACGTACTACTGAAAAACACCATTCGATCCCGTCGAGCGAAGAAGAAGAAGGGCGACGAAACGCCAATCCTTTCCGTGCAGCAGCGATTGCACGCTCAGGATGCCACCTGGTTCATGATGAGCGGAGGGATGGCCATCGACTTCGATCGCATTGTTATTCCGGCGATGGTAACGCGGGAATATGGCGAATCACTCCCTGACTGGTTGCGACCTGAGTTCGAACGCGACGTGCTTTCCGGCCCGTCGGTGGTCATTGACGGCGTGGAATACTGGTCATTTTGGGAGGAGAACGAATCAATCGATAACCTGGTTGCGCTACGCGAAGCCGATCTTTATACGTTCCTTTCGCAGTATCAGCAGGAGCCAATCGCCCTGGGTGGCAACGTGTTCAAGTCGGAGTGGTGGCGCTATTACGGAGATTCCGACAAGGCGCACGAGCCGCGCCCGGACAAGTTCGAATATACGTTCATCACGGCGGACACCGCGCAGAAGGTCAAGGAGCTAAACGACTACTCTGTAATGTGCTATTGGGGCAAGTACCGGGATCGCGTCTACTTCATTGACGGAATTCGCGGAAAATGGGAAGCGCCAGATCTCCGCGTTCAGGCCGAAGCATTCATCAAGCAGTGCTGGCGTCGGAACAAGGAGTGCGGAAACCTTCGCCGGATCTACATCGAAGACAAGGCGAGCGGTACAGGTCTAATCCAGGATTTAACGAAGGCGGTAAACGGCATGGGCGAGATCGTCCCTGTGCAGCGCGATAAAGATAAGGTCACTCGCGCTATGGATGCACAACCAATCATCAAGGGTGGGCGTGTCGTGCTGCCGGACAATCACCCATTCGTTGCAGAGCTTGAGGCGGAGATGAGCGCGTTTACATATGACGATTCTCATCCACACGATGATATTTGCGACAACGTGTTTGACGCCGCAAACCTGGAAATGAACCTGAGCGACGATCCGGTAGAGCGAATGAAACGCCTTGCGGGATTGAAAAAGCTGGGTCGCTAATACATAATGTGGGCCTGACGGCCCACACTTAAACAAGGTTGAAATATGAATAACATTAAGATGGACGACTATAATCAAATCTTTAATGGTGGCGCTGGTTATGCGTCAACCCTCGCGTCTATCGCGGCTAGATTTGGAACAATGTCGCAGGTTGAAGAGTTCTATCATGAAAACGGCATGGCGAAGAAAATCGTTGACGTGATCCCGGAAGAGATGGTCGCTCCCGGCTTCCAGCTAAACGGCATTTCAGATAACACCAAGTTCCAATCAGAATGGGACGGGTTAAATCTGGAGCCGCAAATCACCGATGCTCTTTGCTGGGCTAGGCTGTATGGTGGCTCCTACGTCCTGGCGATGGTTAACGATGGTCGCGCGTTGACTTCGGCAGCGAAGCGTGGTAAGCCACTCGAATCTATCGTTGTTTACGACCATGATTCCGTTTCAGTCGCAGAGGAGGAAACCAGCCCACGAAGCCCGCGATTCGGAAAGCCTAAAATGTACGAGGTGAAGCCGCTAAACGGCGGGCAACCGTTCAAGGTGCATTATACCCGTATGCACTACATCGACGGAGAGCGAGTAACCAATAAGGTGCGCCAGCTAAACAAGGGCGCTGGTGGTTCGGTGCTGAACAAGTCGATCATTGAAGCGATTCTTGACTACGACTATTCGGAATATCTGGCAACGCAGCTACTGAAGCGCAAGCAGCAGGGCGTATGGAAGGCGAAAGGCCTGGCGCTAATCTGCGACGACAAAGAAGGCGAGTACGCCGCCCGGTTGCGCATGGCGCAGGTTGACGCTAATTCCGGCGTCGGAAACACGATCGGCATTGATGCCACCGATGAAGAGTACACCGTTATCAACTCTGATATTACTGGCATCCCTGAATTCCTTTCCGCTAAAATGGATCGGATTGTCGCCCTGTCAGGCATTCACGAGATCGTGCTAAAAAACAAAAACACCGGTGGCGTAAGCGCAAGCCAGAACACGGCGCTACAGACGTTCTACAAACTGGTTGACCGCAAGCGCAATGACGATTACAAGCCGCTGTTAGAATTCCTGTTACAGTTCATCGTAACGGAGGAGGAATACAGCGTCGAGTTCGAACCGTTGTCGCTGCCTACCGATGCGGAGAAAGCGGATATCTTCCAGAAGAACGCCAACGCGGCTCGCGGCCTCGTTACCGACCAGGTTATTGACGCCAACGAAGCGCGTGATACTCTGTCGGCGTTAATTCCAGAACTGAAGCTAAAAGGCAACGCGCCGAAACAGAAAAAACTTCCTGATCGCGCCACTGGTTCAGGCAGCACGCAAAGCGCAGAGATCTTAAACAACACGGAGGCGGATGATGAATGATAAAAATGGGGGTTCGCCCCCGTTTTCTGAGTATCTTAAATACTTAGATGGGGTTCTGTACTGGTCTAAGTCGAGGAGTAACGTAAAGGCTGGCAGTGTCGCCGGGAGAGTGTCTAATGGGTACATCTCAATAAAGCTAAACGGTAAGGAGTACCAAGCTCACAGAATAGTGTGGGAAATGCATAAAGGTAAAATTCCAAGCGGCCTTGTTGTAGATCACATAAACCATAATAGGACTGATAATAGAATAGGTAATCTTAGACTGGTAACAAAAAAAGAAAACTCAAAAAACAGATCTAAACCTTCAAATAGCAGGAGCGGCGTTGTTGGTGTAAGGTGGTACGCACCAAGAGGTAAATACAGAGCTGAGATAATGGTTAATAGAAAAACCATCTTTCTAGGGTACTTTTGCACAATCATTGACGCTAAGGCTGAGAGACTTAGAGCGGAAAGGAGATTTAAATTTCATGAAAATCACGGCAATTAAAACTTGGAGATATCCAGAGGCAAGTGAAAGGCAGTTATCCCGCTCAATGCAGGACGCGGTGACAGAACTCGTGGTAGAAATGCGGGATCGCTTAGATCGACTGAAATTTGACGCCACGGCGGAGGAAATCAGCCAGGCGGAAGACGATATCAGCGAATCGGCCATCGTGTTCTTTTCCGCCGTAATTGCGGCGCTTTCCTCCATTGGGTTGACTATCTATAGATTCAATTCGAAACAGTGGCTTGCAATTGCGATCGCGGCTGGCGGGAGGAACAACGAATCAGTTATGCGCCTTAAAGAATTCGGTGCTGGTGGGTATGAAGACTGGTATCAGGAAGCGCTGAAAAAGTGGCAGGATTCCGCCGAAGCGTCGATCAGGAAGTTATCAAGCGATATCGTTGCTGACTGGACGACGAAAGTTAGAACCGCCAACAACATCGGCAAGTCTCGCAAGCAGATCGATGAAATTATCGAAGGTCGATACGCTATATATGGTAGCTGGTCGCGCAACCGGGCAAGCGGAATCATCGGAACTTTTAACAGTATGTTGATGATGCAGCGCCTAAAAGATGCTAAAGTATCGCATTACTTTTGGTTCGGGATGATGGACGACCGCGAGCGCGAGAGCCATATCAAGCTAGAAGGTAAGCGACGCCCCGTTAATGGTGACGGCATTTTCCCCGGTGAAGAGTACGGTTGCCGTTGTTGGGCGGTTCCTGATTTTAACAATGTAGAGGTATCATGATGAAAAGAGTTCAAAGGTTCGACACGGTAAAGATGAAGGCCCGATTCGATGAGAACGGCTTTCTGGTTGATACTCCGATCGTGGCGCGTATCGGTGCGCAGACGTACCAGACGCCAACCGGGCCGCGAGTCGAGTTCCGCCCGCGTTCTGAGGTGTTTGATGCTGAATCGCTGGCTTCATACCAGGGTAAGCCAATCACTTTGGGTCACAAGATGGTGAACGCGCAGAACGCAAAAGGCCTTGTCGTTGGCTCGTGCTCCGGCGCTGGCAAAGAAGATGGGATCGGCGTTCTTGTTCCGGTGATGATTTACGATGGCGAGTCAATCGAGCAAGCCAAAAAGCGCGTAGCGGCTGAGTTATCCGTGGGCTACACTTCGGTCGATATCGATCGCAAAGGTTGGGGCAACAACGCAACTGGCGAATATTATTTCGACGAAGACCTACCGGAAAACTTCGAAGAGATGAAAAATGATTCCGTCTCTGATTGGGTGCGCTTTGATGCAGTGCAAACCAAGATTCGCGTAAATCACGTCGCGCTGGTGTTCCGTGGGCGTGCCGGGATTGCGAAATTAAATCTTGATAGCGAACAAGAATTCCCCTATGATGACGACTCAAACCACAAAGGAGCTAAAACAATGATCATTAAAATTGACGGCGTAGATGTTGAAGTGGCCGATAACGTAGGCGCTTACATTGCCAAACTAGACGCGCAAGTTGCATCGGCAACCAGTCAGGTAACTAGCATCACCGCAGAACGTGACGCGCTTCAGGCCAAAGTTGATGGCATTGAAGATGAAGTTGCCGCCCGCGTTGCTAAAATCAAAGCCGACGAAGACGCAAAACAGAAAGTTATCGCGGTGGTTTCTGCCGCTGGCGTCAAGTGCGACGGCCTGGACGTTAAGGCGATGAAGATTGCTTACATCAAAGAGGTAGACGGTCGTGATCTGTCTGACAAAGAAGATTCGTACATCGACGCTTCTTTTGACTTTATCGCCAACTCTGATAAGATGGCTGGCAATCGCTCCAAAGTCTTCGGCAAAAAAGAAGATGGCGAGCAAAAAGACAAAGGCAGCTTACCGAAACTTGACGGCACCGAAATCATCGATCCGCAAGCAAAATTCCGCCGCTAATAATTTGCGGCCTTCGGGCCGCTACCAGACCAAATAAACAGGAGATTCAAAATGGCACAGATTCCAGCTTCTTATTCCCGCAAGCGTGATATTTCCGTAGCGGGGCAGATCGCTGATACGTCACTTTACAATATCGACGGCACTTGTGTTGCTGAAGGCGATATCAAAGCTGGCGTACTGGTGGCTTCCACTGGCGCAGTTTCCAACGGCCACAAGGTCGTTAAGCCAGCGACCGCAGCTAGCGACGTTATTGTAGGTATCGCGCAGTTCTCGCAAGCCTACTCGCCTGAAGGCAAGTATGACGATGAGAGCGCGGTTAACGTTATGACTCATGGCCGCATTTGGGCGATCGCAGACGCCACTGTTACAGAAGCAGATTGCGCGTTCGGTTCTTTCGTTACCTTTACCGCAACTGGCACCGTAGCGAAGGGTGATGCCGGGGTTATCAAAACTGGCTATAAACACACTGGCGAATACACCAAAAACGCAGATGGCACTGTTCTGGTGAAAGTTCAGGTGCTTCAGGGCGCGGTGGCTCCAGCAGCTGCAACCGGCGGCGCTGGCGTATAAAATAAGGGGCTTCGACCCCATTTTTGCACCAGAAAAAAACCTTTGACGGCTTAACGATTCGTGATATTCTTCATCTCGTTAAGCCAAATACACAAACAGGAGTTTTTCAGATGACTATGAAATTAGATGCATTCGAACAGAGTGCAATTAAGGTCGCAATGCAGGGCATGGGCGTCGACGCCGCAAAACTGGATGCTTACGGTATCTGGACTGTTAAGCAGATGACTCAATTACTGAATCGCCAGTATGAGCAGGCATACCCGCAGACCAGCGCACTTGAGCTTTTCCCGGTAACTACCGAGATCTCACCGACCGCCCGCCGCTTTGAGTGGCTCGAATTCGATGGCGTAACTTCTGCGAAAATTATCGCCGATTACACCGACGATCTGCCGACCGTTGAAGCGATGGCGAAAGAGAAGTCAGGGAAAGTTTTCCGCCTGGGTAACGCGTGGTTTATTTCCATCGACGAAATTAAAACTGGCGCGGCGCTGGGTTCCAGCCTGAGCGATCGCAAGGCAACTCTGGCCCGCGAAGGTCATGAGACGCTCGTTAATGATCTGGTGTTCAAAGGCTCAGCTCCTCACGGCATCGTGAGCGTTTTCGACCATCCGAACATTAACCGCATGACCGCCAGCGCGGCTTGGGGCGATGACGCAGCAGCGGCTGAAAAGGCATTCGAAGATCTGGAAGACCTGCTAAACATGATCGAAGAAACTACGCTGGGCCGCCATCACGCGACCAACATTGTGATTCCTCCGTCTAAGCGTCGTCTTCTGACGAAAAAGATGCCGGACACTAGCGGCGACTCTTATCTGACCTGGTTCACCAAGAACCACCCGAACATCACCATTACGGCGATGGCGGAGCTGGAAGATATTGACGGCGCGGGCACCAAAGGCGTGCTGGCATACGAAAAAGACCCAATGAACATGAGCATCGAGATCCCTGAGCGATTCAACATGCTGCCGATGCAGCCGAAAGACCTGCATTTCAAAGTTCCTTGCACCTCCAAATGCACTGGTCTCATCGTGTACCGCCCGCTGACAATTGCGATCCTTACCGGGATTTAATCAAAAAGCGCCTTCGGGCGCTTTTTTATTGCATTGCATTATACAATGTGCTTTAATTTGAAACCTAAAGTAAACCAATGGAGCATTAACAATGGCCAGTAAAAAAGAAACCGTAGAAACCGTCGAAACCGTAGAAACCACCAGTGCCGAACAGGCGTCGCAGGTTGTTCAACTACAAAACGTTGGTGCATGTGCAATTCGCTATAAAGGCAAAAATTACGTCTATGAGCAGGTTTTTGAAGTGCCGGAAAACGAAATCGACCGCTTCCGCCACGAAATCTTCAAAGGCCGCGTCGAGTTCTACGACAATCCGAAACGCACGCGCGAATACATCGCAGCAGTGAAGGCGAAAGCGAAAGAGATCGTGCAGCCTAAAAGCGCGGAATAACAAAAACCAACAAAGGGCGCTTCGGCGTCCTTTTTCATATCAGGAGATCGACCATGAATTACACGATTCAAGATGTGATCGACAAGATTCGCAGCCTTGCACCTCCGCTTAAAGAAGTTCCAGATGAACTGCTGTCTGCGTGGGTTGTGCTTGCCGAGGAGTTCGTTTGCAAATCAAGGTTCGGGGATTCCATTGTTACAGCGATCGCACTTATGACCATGCACCTAATGTTTTTGGATGGCGCAATGAAGCAAGAAGGCGAAAGCCTGGAGTCTTACACGCAGCGAGTGGCATCATTCACCCTGACCGGGGAGTTTTCCCAAACCTTCGATCGCGTATCGGCGTCAAGCGACAACGAAATGCTTTCTACGCCGTGGGGCAAAATGTACTGGCGTATGCTCAAGATGCGCGGCGGCGGCTTCGGCCTTCTTACCGCCGGGAACGTGCGCCGCTGCGGAATTGGTAGGTGATCGTTATGAACTACAAACAAATCCAGGCACGCGCAAGCGCGGGCATTAAGTTTTTCAGTGACGCTGACGGCGTATTCAACAAGTACACGAAAGGCGCTGGCGGCGGAATCGATCCGGAAACCGGGGAAGATATCATTCCTGGCGAGGTGGTAACGACAATCAAGGGCGCGATCAGGGATGTAAATGACCGTGACATTAACGGCGAAACCATTCTCGCTGGCGACAAGCGCGGGTTCTTCACTCATGATGTGCCAATCATGGAGGGTGACGAAATCGAAGTAGACGGCGAGCGCTACCGCGTGGTTAATGCCCGCCCGGTGAAACCAACGGGAACCGTTGTCGCCTACCGTCCAGTTTTACGCAGGGTGGCGACTTATGGCTAATTATACGATCCGGGAGTTCACAGGGGCTATTGATGCATGGTGTAAGGCCGCTGGTGATGCGCTGGAGGACGTTGTAAGGTTTACGTGTGAAGATGTTCACAGCGACCTTGTAATGCGTTCTCCGGTGGATACAGGGCGCTTCCGTGGTAACTGGCAAATCACCTTTAACCGCGCCCCGCTTTACGCGATTAACGCATATGACCAAACTGGCGAAAAGACGATCCAGAACGGTAAAGCCAACATTGCACTATACGCAAAAGGGGCTGGGATCACTTCGATCTGGTTCAGTAACATGCTAATCTATGCGAACGCGCTGGAATACGGCCATTCAAAGCAGGCTCCCAATGGCGTTATGGGCGTTGTTGCGATCCGGTTGGGCGTTTATGTTACTGAAGCAATCAAGCGAGCGAGGGCGAAAAATGCATTATGAGATGGCGTTAAAATGCAAGGCGGCAGTGGCTAAATTTGCCGCCGAGAACGGGTTAAGGGTCGCAGGAGATAACGTTGACTTTATCCCACCGAGAGGCGGGGAAACCTACCTTAAAGCCTCCTACGTAGAGGCGGATTCAAGATCGGTTGACCTGTCAAGGAAATGCCGAGTCTATCTGGCGATGGTTCAGATTGACGTTATCTTTAAGCCTGGGATCGGAACAGACCACGCGAGGATTATCGCCCAACGCGTTGCAAAATCCTTCCCTGAAGGCAAGATTGTTGATTCTGAAAGTAAGTTATATGTGAGCGAGTGGGCGGAAGTTTCCGGCGTGCAGAAGCATGAAACGGGTTGGTTCTTCCCGGTTCGGTTCACAGTAAGATGCGAGAGCGTGGAGGCGAGCGGTTATCCATCCACCTAACGGATCTTCGCGGTGCTTATAATTTCTTGCCAGCATGGGAATATATAGGCATAATGGCGTTGTTAAACTTTCATCAAAACAGGAGTATTCAACATGCATTTACCAAACGGTGCTAAGGTCTTCTTTGAGAAGGCTCGCGGTGCGGAGATTCCGTTTACCGCAATGACCAACGACGCGAAAAACCCAAAAATCACGGTGGCGGACGGCAAGCTGAAGGTGAAAGATATTGTGATCTTCACCGATTGCACCTGGGGCGACTTCGTTAACAAGGTGGCTCGCGTAAAAGCAGTGGCAGCAGGCGTGGCGACGCTGGAAGAGTTCGACACCTCCAACACTAACAAGTATCCGGGCGGCGCGGCCACTGGTAACGTGATCGTGATCACTGGTTGGGTCGAATTGCCTTGCATTCAGGATTTAGGCAAAGATGGCAACGAACAGCAGTTCTATAACTATCAGTGCTTGGGCGATGAGCGCGAACAATCCGAACCTACTTACAAGTCGGCGGTGACGCTTAACTACACGTTTGCGCACGAGTATGATAACGCGATCTACCCGGTTTTGCGTTCAGCCGACGCCAGCAAGCAGGCGAAAGCGATGTACATGTATATCCCGCGAGCTTCCGAAGTTCGCTACTGGTCTGGAATTGCATCTTTCGATGACATTCCATCCACGGCGGTTAACGAGATGGAAACCGTAACGCTTAACGTTGCGCTTAAAGGTTCTCACGTCTTCCTTCCGGTTGTCGCGTAATTAAATGGCGGGGCTTGTGCCTCGCCTTTTTTTGTGCATAATAGCGAATAACACAAACCAATCAGGAGTTAACAAAATGGCTAAATTCAAAATTCAAATCGGCGGCAATCTCCCTTCTTTCAAGCTGCCTGTAACCTTCACTTGCCCCGACGGCAAAGAAGCAACCATCACCATGACCGTAAAACACCGCTCCACCGATGAGATGAAAGACTTCTATGAGAGCGAAGATAAAGCGCCAAAGGGTAACGCCGAGTTTATCCGCTTCATGGCTGAAGGTTGGGATCTGGATGACGAATTCAGCGATGAAAATATTTCCTGGCTTTGCGCTCACTTCCCGGCGTTCGTCATGGCACTGCCACAAACTTACATGGCCGCGCTTGCAGGCCACCGTGCAAAAGTTTAAGGCGGGCTGTTTATCTCACGCTTCAGCCTGAGCTAACCGATCGCCAGCTTGCGGAGTACGGGTTAAGGCGATCGGACTATGAAGCAGATCTTGAAACGATATATTTTGATGAGCAGACCGCCCAAAGCTGGCAGCTATTCCAGGCCATGCAAACGCAATGGCGAATCGGGATGAATGGCCCGACGGGGCTTGACTATAATACGTTGCCTATGCTGTTCGAATTGTATAAAATCGACAATCGAGAAGCGGCATTACTTGACTTGCAGATCCTAGAGGGTGAATACCTGAAGGAGATTTACAAGAAATCAAAATAAGCGCCTACGGGCGCTTTTTTCATATGGGGGCTAAACATGGCTGATAAAGTAGCTGGGTTGACGTTTGGCGTTGACGTTTCGCAGGTTGACAAAGCGGTACGATCACTCGCAGAACTGAAAAACCAAAGCCAGCAAACTGGCGCTGGTCTACAGTCACTTGCAGACGCTGAAAGGCGGGCCACGGCGCAGACCGAGGAAATGAACCGCGCGTTGCAGCGGCAGAAGCAAGAGACAGATAAATCAAAAACCAGCTTTAGCAGGATCGCAAGCGCCATCGATCCCACGATCTCAAAAATGGCCAACTTGCGCAAAGCGACGGAAGAACTTGATAAAGCATGGGCTTTGGGGCTTGTTCCAGATAAGGAATTTTTCCGCCTGGGCGCTATCATTGAATCAACAACCAATAAGCTGAGACAGCAGCAGTTGGCGCTAACCGAAGAAGGCCGCGCAGCAATCGCAGAGGCGGAGGCGAAGCAGAAGGCAGCAAGCGCCGGGCGTGATTTTGTCGCAAGCCTGAAACAGCAGGCAGAATCGGCAGGTAAAACACGCGCCGAACTGCTGGAAATGAAGGCGGCGCAATTGGGAGTCTCGAAAGAGGCGGAACCGTTCATTAACGCGCTGAAACAGCAAGAGCAGGCGTTAAAGAAACAGCAAAACGCTATGGGCCTGGCTGGAATTTCTGCCGGGCAATATCAGGCAGCAATGCGCCAGCTTCCTGCACAGATCACGGACGTTGTGACTTCCCTCGCTTCAGGGATGCCAGTGTGGATGGTTGCAATTCAGCAGGGAGGGCAAATCAAGGATAGCTTTGGCGGCGTAGGGAATGCATTTCAGGCGCTGAAAAATTTAATCTTTGGCACGAGTTCTGAGATTGATGAATCTCTGGACGAAACCAGCGAAAGCGCAAACGATCTGGCTGAGAGCTTCAATAATACCACCGAGGCTGGCGAGAAGGTGGGCGGCCTTGTTAGGTTTATCAACCCCGTAACAATCGGTGCTGTTGCCCTTGGTATTGCTATTGCAGCAATTGCGAAGGCAGGCTTCGACGCGTGGAAGTCGCAAAGGGATTTGGCTAATGCGCTGGTGCTGACTGGTGGTTATGCTGCCACTACCACAGGGCAGATTAACGATCTTGCCAATGAATTGAGCGAGACTTCGAGCGCAACCTCCGGTAGAATTCAGGATATCGCGTCAACTCTGGCCTCTTCTGGAAGATACACCATTGGCCAGATTAAGATCATCACGAAGACTACGGCTGAATGGGAAGCGCAGACAGGAGAGAGCAGCGATAAGATCAAGGGATACTTTGACCAGATCTTAAAAGATCCTGTTAAGGGGCTTGCAGATCTTAACGATAAGTTTAACTTCCTGAATGAGGGGCAGCTAACATATATTGAGTCATTGCGCAAAACTAAAGGCGAGACGGCAGCAGCAGACGCAGCGACAAAACTGTTTGCTGACACGATGGATAAGCGGCTGAAAGATGTGGCTGACAGCGCAACACCTCTTGAAAAAATGTGGATGGATATCAAGAAGTGGGCGTCTGACTCATGGGATTGGGTTGGAAATCACACGGTAGGGGCGCTAAACCTTATCGTTGATACTGTATCGGCAATCATCAACACGATCAGAAAGTTGATTACCGACGGCGACGCTATGATCGCGCAGTTTGTCGTTGACGCTGGCCGGACACTGCAAAAAATTCCCGGCATGGGTGACTTTGGAAATGACTTTCTGGCGCAGCAGGAGCAGTTAATCAAGGACTCGAAAGCCAAATCCGCCGAGCTTGCAAAAACCATTGCGGAACAGCAAGCAAGGATCGCAAAAGGCGAGATGGGTTACATTGATGCCGCCAACAACAAAGATGTTTCCGGCGGCTACAGCAGCAAAACGAAGGAACGCGTAAATCAGGAAGAAAAAGATATCCTGAAAAACCGCAACGCCAGGAAGCAGCAGGTAGACGCGGGCGTAAAAATTGATGAGCAGTATCAGGCTGAACTGCTATCGCTCCAGGCGCAGCTAAAGGTTTTGCAGCAGCACAAAGGGCTTGACGACAAGATCAGCCAGCAGCGCAAAGACTACTTCGAGACGGTTGCTAAATTCCAGGTTTTGGAAGAGGCAAGCCAGAAGAGAAAACTGACCCAAAGCGAACAGCAGATGCTGGCGAACAAAAAGAATATCCTGTACATGGCGGAACAAAAGGCCATCGTGGGAGATCAGATTGTTCAGCAGCAGCGACTGAACGCCTTGCTTGACAAGTCGACCAAGTATCAAAACCAGATGGCGGAGAAAACCAAAGCGCTACAGGATACCGCCGGAATGGGTAGCAAGGAGCAGGAGAGATACCGGGCCAATGCGCAGATGGCGGCTGACTGGAAAAACAGCGGCGGATCTTTAAGTGACCCTGGATTTAAAGCCATGCAGGATGCAAGCAATAAATTCTACGCACAGCAAGATGCGCAAATGCTGAACTGGAAGGCCGGGTTCACTCATGCGTGGGCTGACATTGGCGACGAAGTTAATGACGTATACACCAACATCGGGGATATTACTAAAAACGCATTTAACGGCATGGCGAGCGTGCTGACTGATTTTGTTATGACTGGTAAGGCCAGCTTTAGCGACTTTGCAAAGAGCGTGATCACTGACATTACCAACATGCTTATCAAGATGGCGCTGTTTAACTCGCTTTCTGCCGCGTTTGGTGGTGGTGGTGGAGGCACGTTCAGCTTCGCCAACATGTTCAGTAAGGGATTTTCCGGCGGTGGTTACACTGGCGACGGCGGGAAGTATGAGCCAAAAGGCGTTGTTCACGGCGGGGAATTCGTGTTCACGAAGGAGGCGACGCAAAGGTTAGGCCCGGAAAACCTGTACCGACTAATGCGCGGCTATGCAAGTGGCGGCCTGGTTGGCGGCAACGCAAGTTCCGGATCTGGAATCACCAACGGCGGCAACGTCGCGGCGTCGGCGGCTATGGTGTTTACCATTGGTGATATTAACATCACGATGGGTTCCGGTCAGGATAGCAAGGGGTTAGAGCAGGGCGTAAGGCAGATCGTGAACGATATGTTCACCGAGGCTTTGAGCCAAAACGGGCGCATTGCGAAGTTCGTCAATGAGAAAACGAGGAGGTAGTAGTGGATTCCTTTAAATGGTGTACGCAAATTCAAGGAGGGGCGGCGAAAGTCGCCGTTTCCAACAACGTTCGAGCGGTTAGTTTCGGAAATGGATATATCCAGACTGCATCGAGTGGCATCAACACAAAGCGCCGGACGGTTCCGATCGTTTATGGCGGGAGGGATTGGGAGGCGGTTTATGATTTTTGCCAGAATCACGTGACTAAGCCATTTATCTGGAAGGCACCAGATGGAAGAATGGGTGTATTCGTCGTAACGGCAGACTCTGTTAATCTCGCGCCGATGGGTGGCGGGGTGTATGAGGTAACGGCGGAGTTTGCCGAACGATTCTCTTCAGCCGTATAGCACAAAGCGCCCTTTACGGGTGCTTTTTTTTGGCCTATGATCTGGAGTCGAAAATAGGAGGAAATTTATATGACAACTAACGTTTCAAAAGAGTTTGCGAACTGCTTGCAAAAGCTGTTCCCAGGCGAGATCTTAACGCTGATTGACATTGACGCAACAAAGTTCGGCGGGCAGGTCTACCGATTCCACAACGAGAATATCGCCTACTCAACCGAAGAACTTTTGGCGGCGGTTAACGGCGGCACGCTGACACCGAAGGCGATCACGTTTCGCGGTGAGCAATACGGCCCGCGCCCGTTCGGGATCGGAGGGATTGCAATGTCAAGTGACGGCACGGTAGAAAAGCCAACGCTGACGGTTAGCAATATTGATGCGCAAGCGAGTGCTCTTATTCGCGCCTACAACGGCCTCATGCAAGCTAAAGTTACGGTATGGGTTTTGGTTAAGGATTTGCTGAAAGAAGATGGTAGCGTAGCTGATGGCGATTTTCGGCGGTTCGTTTACTATATCGAAAGACCTAAACAGGTTGACCCGCAGAAGGCTACGTTTGAGCTAACATCCGTCTTCGATATGGATGGATTGATGATCCCGGCCAGACAGACTCAAACCGTTTGTTATTGGGCGCAACGCGGCTGGTACAAAACCGGGAAGGGATGCGGCTACAACGGGCAAAACGGATACTTTGACAAATTAGGAAATAGGGTAGATGATCCCAGCCAGGATGTTTGCGGTGGCCTTGTTTCGTCGTGCCGATTGCGGTTCGGCAATGAGGCTTTAGATTTTGGCGGTTGCGCTACTGCAACCTTGAAAAGCGGACGGTAATATGTTAACTCCAAAAATCAAAATGCAGATCATGCAGCATGCTAAGGAAGTTTACCCGCATGAGTGCGCAGGGCTGGTGACGCAGAAATCACGCGTGCAGAAATATCACCGACTCGATAACGTTTCGCCAGATCCTGAGAACGAATCAATGCCGGACGAAACACAGTACGCGCTGGCGTCACTGGAAGGCGAGCCGATCGCCTTCGTTCACTCCCACACTGGCGACGGGGCAACCACCGTTCCGAGTGCCACAGATTTATGCTTCTGTGATGAATCTGGCTTGTCGTGGGTTATTGTGTCGATTCCAGAAGGCGATATGCGGATTATCGAACCGAAGCGCAGGCCGCTGATTGGTCGCCCCTGGGCTTTGGGCGCTTATGATTGCTACGGCCTGGTGATGGATTTTCACAAGCGCCACGGCGTCACACTGACTGACCGACGCCTGCCGTTCGAATGGTGGAAGCCGGAATGCAAAGAGGATCTTTACCGCGACTACTGGCGCGAAGATGGATTCATCGAAAATACTGGCGATCCAGAAGTCGGAGATATGATCATCTTCCAGCTTCAGGCAGACAAGTGGAATCACGCTGGGATTTACGTTGGAAACAACAATATCCTGCATCACGCCTTCGGTAAGCTATCCCGCCGCGATATCTATTCCGGGTGGTATGAGCAGCACAAGGTTTTAATTTGCAGACATAAGGATCTTAAACATGGCATCACATACAAAGACGATTAAACTTTCCGGCTCCCTTGGGCGTCGGTTCGGTGTCTTCCATAACCTCGCGGTCGATTCAGTCGGCGAATGCATCCGGGCGCTATCCTACCAGGTAGAGGGGTTCAAAGCCTTCATGCAGAGCAAGGTTGGTTCTAACATGCGCTTTGGTATCGTCGCGGACGGAAAACCAATCAGCACGAATGACTTTGCAACGTTCGCCGTAGCTAAGGAGATCCGAATCATCCCCATCCCGAAGGCCAGAAAGAATGGCGGATTGTTGCAGATCGTTATCGGCGCTGCGATTATGGTTGCAGCCTTCTTCACTGGCGGTGCATCACTGGCGGCAATGGGGGCGTTTTCATCGGCGGCGTTTATGGCTGGTGGCGCAATGGTCTTGGGTGGCGTAATGCAGATGATTGCACCGCAGATGGGCGGCAACATGCGAGCGAGCGAGTCGCCGGAAAACAAACCATCGTATGCTTTCGGCGGGCCGATTAACACCACGGCAGCGGGTTATCCAATCCAGTTGCCATACGGTTACAGATTGGCTGGCGGTGCGCTGTTCGGTTCAGGAACTTACGCCGAAGACAACAACTAATTAAGCGATTCGCTTTTTGGCCTGGGGGCATAGCCTCCGGGCTTTTTGTCGTGTACAATTGCAAAACTATTAACAGGAGGCTAAACGATGACTAATATCAAGGCCCGCAAGGGCGGTTCCAGCAAGACGCGAACCCCGGTAGAAATGCCTGATAACCTGATCTCGAAAGACAAGATCAAGTTATTGCTTGCTGTTTCGGATGGCGAGGTGGTTAACGACTTCAGCCTGAAGCAGTTGCATTTTGGCGGCGTCCCGGTTCAGAACGAGGATGGAACATTCAACTATGAGGGCGTGATTGCAGAGTTCCGCCCCGGCACGCAAACGCAGGACTACATCCAAGGCTTCAGCGAGTCAAGTGCTGAATTCCAGGTTGCTCGTGAAGTCACTCGCAACACGCCTTATACGCTTACCGTATCGAACAAGAATCTTTCTGCCATTCGCTTTCGCCTGTTATGGCCCCGCGTTCTGAAGCAAAAAGATAACGGCGATATGGTCGGTTCAGTTGTTGAGTACAAGATCGAGATGGCTGTAGACGGCGCAAGTTATAAAACCTACCTAACGGGAAAAATTGACGGAAAGAACACGACTGGCGGTTACGATCGGAGCATTCGCGTTAACCTGCCGCAAAACTTCACGTCGCAGGTGCTTATCCGCGTGAGCCGGGTAACTCCGGACGCTGACGGGGTGAAGGTTGTCGATGCCTTCCAGGTTCAATCCTACGCTGAAGTTATTGATGCAAAATTCCGCTACCCGTTAACGGCCATGCTTTACGTTGAGTTCGATAGCGACCTGTTCCAAAATCAGATCCCTACTATCTCACTCAAAAAGAAATGGAAGATTATCCAGGTTCCGAGTAATTACGATCCGATTAATCGCACATACTCCGGGACGTGGGACGGTGTTTTTAAGTGGGCGTGGAGCAATAACCCGGCATGGGTGCTTTATGACCTGATCATGAATCAGCGCTATGGTTTAGACCAGCGCGAACTTGGCATCCCGGTTGACAAGTGGTCGCTGTATGAGGTGGCGCAATACTGTGATGAGCTTGTGCCGGACAATCGCGGCGGGATGGAACCGCGCTATTTGATGGATGTAATTGTTCAGTCGCAGGTTGAGGCGTTCCAGTTGGTAAGGGATGTTTGTTCAGCGTTCCGTGGAATGACGTTCTACAACGGTGAAAGCCTTTCGATTATCGTCGATAAGCCGCGCGATCCGGTGTACCTGTTTACGGCTGATAACGTCGTTGACGGCGTTTTCGTTCGGACGTTCCCAAGCGAAAAGACGATGTACACGTCGTGCAACGTCATGTTCGACGACGAAGAAAACCAGTATGAACAGGATGTTGAACCAGTGTTCAACCCGGATGCAGCCATGCGGTTCGGCCACAACCCGACCAGCATTACAGCGATCGGATGCACCAGAAGGACGGAGGCGAACCGCCGTGGGCGTTGGATTCTGCAAACGAACCTAAGCGCCACAACCGTTTCGTTTTCTACTGGCCTGGAAGGTATGATTCCTTCTTGCGGCGATGTAATTTACGTTGCAGATCCGCACTGGCAATCGGCCTTTAACCTGGTGCTATCAGGCCGCGTTATGGAAGTATCTGGTGTGCAGGTGTTCCTGGCCTACCGCTGCGACGCGAAGGCTGGCGACACTCTGATCCTGAATACCGACGACGGAAAGCCAGTGCGCCGCACAATCGCCAACGTTTCGGCGGATGGTAAGACCCTCACGCTAAATGTTGGGTATAACTTTGACGTTGCGCCTGACAGTGTATTCCTGATTGAGAGCGATCAGCTTGCAGCGGAACAGTATGTAGTAACCCGGATTGAAAAGGGTAGTGATGACGATGAATTCACCTTTGCCATCACGGCTACGCAGTACGATCCGAACAAGTATGACGCGATCGACAATGGGGTAATTACCGATGGCCGACCAACTTCGGTTGTCGACCCGGATTCAATGGGCGCTCCGAAAGACTTAACGATTAGCTCGTTTTCTCGCATTGTTCAGGGGATGAGCGTCGAAACGATGGTGATCGGCTGGTCTGCCGTGCAGTATGCAAAACTGTACGAGGTGCAATGGCGCAAGGATGGAGGTAACTGGAACAACGTTCCGCGCACTGCGACAACGCAGGTTGATATCGAAGGTATCTATGCTGGCGAGTATCAGGCCCGCGTGAGGTGCATTAGCGGCGGGAATGTAGCGTCTCCGTGGTCTGCGTTGGCAACTGCCACACTGACCGGGAAAGTCGGAGCGCCAAAAGGCCCGATTAACCTTTTTGCGTCTGACGATGAGATCTTCGGCATTCGAGTTAAGTGGGCCATGCCGGAAGGAGCGGAAGATACGGCATACATTGAACTTTACCAGTCGCAAAGCGGAACCGATCAGGATGCAAGCCTGCTTACACTGATTCCTTACCCGGCGGCTGAATACTGGCATTCAATTTTGCCCGCTGGATATGTGAACTGGTACAAAGCCAGAAGCGTAGACCGTATCGGCAACGTTTCAGAATGGACTGATTACGCTCGCGGTATGTCTTCGACTGACGTTAACATCATCACGGATGAGATCCTGGATGAAATCCTGGACAGCGACGCGATGAAAGAACTTCAGGAGAGTGCGCAGGATAGCGCGGCAAAACTCAATGACTACGCGAACAGCATCATTCAAAACGCTTTGGCGAATGATGCGGACGTCAGGGTTATGCGCAAGGAGAACGGCAAGCGGAAGGCTGAGATCGCGCATACTACCGTGCTGATTGCGAATGAGTCTGAGGCGCGGGCGGCTGAAATTACGCAGCTTAAAGCGCAGATTGATGAAGATATCACGTCGCAGATCACGATCCTTAATGAAGCGCTGGCGGATGAGAGCGAGACGCGAGCGACGCAGATCGGCAAGTTGCAGGCAGATTTTGCGTCTGAGATTGACGGCGTAAAAACCAATATGAACGCTGGTTTTACACAGGTTAATCAGGCAATCGCAAATGAAAGCGAGGCGCGTGCAAGTTCCGAGGCGGCACTAGATGCCAAAATCGGGCAGAACTCCGCAGCGCTAAACCAGAAACTCGACTCGTGGGCAAACGTTAATGGCGTCGGTTCCATGTACACTATGAAGTTAGGCTTGACGTACAACGGACAGGAATACAATTCCGGGATGGCCCTACAGCTTACCGCAAGGGGTGGAAGCGTTGTTTCGCAGGTGCTGTTCATTGCTGATAGATTTGCTATCATCCGTAATGCGGCGTCGGGCGCGTACACGCTACCGTTTGTTGTGCAGAATGACCAGGTGTTCATGAATAACGCTCTTATTCAGGACGGTTCGATTACCAACGCGAAGATCGGCAACGTTATTCAGTCCAACAACTTTCAGGAGAATGTTGCAGGATGGAGGCTTGATAAAAACGGCGTATTTGTCAACTATGGTTCAACATCTGGCGAAGGTTCCATCAAGCAAACTAACCAGAACATCACGGTTCGAGATGGTAGCGGCCGCGTTCGTTGCCAGTTGGGTAGGATCACTGGATCATGGTAAAATTAATGCCGGGAGAAATCCCGGCTTAACCAATGGAGGTATTTATGGCTTATGGCTTTCAATCTTGGGATGCGAACGGGAACCCCAACAACTATGGGATCGTCCCTGTTTCGGTTGCTGGATATATTGCTTTGGCGCAAGGCCAGAAAAGCGGAACATGGTCTTACAACGTTCCACCTGGTTTAAGGTTGGGTTTCTTTTGGGTCGCAAATCAAGACCAGTACGGCACATCGAAGAGGCGAATTACCGTTAGCGGTAATCAGATCGTTGTTTCGGATGCGCCAGATAATGCGCTGGAATCAGGTGTGTACCCGGCGACGCAGGGCTTTATTGTTGTTCAAATCATGAGTTGAAGATTATGGCAGATTACGGAATTTTACTTACCAATGATAGCGGCAATGTTTGGGTTTCTCCTCAAAGCATACCGCTGGCACTGCTATCAAAGCAAAGCATCACCCTGAGAGGTGGAACCAATTCCAATGAGGTGAGATCGGTAACTTACGACACGAATCACCCATGCGTGCCGTTCGTGGTCTTTCATGGCTCATCTCCACAAGGTGCATTTACAAAAATCAGGTACAGCGGGAACACTTGCAGCGTTGTTTTTTCTTTTGGCAAGCGAAACGTATATGCGGAGGTTTATTTTTTCTCCGTGTTCCAACAACCAAACCCTGGTTATGGCCTTGCAATTTGGGATGAAAACGGTACGCTGATTTTGACCAATGAAACCAGAACGCTTTCAGACGTACAGACCTACGGGACTGGATTTAATCTAAACGTCACTAACGGCGGAAAGTGGGCCGTTAGTCCTGTTCAGTTAGGCGCGATCGTTGGTGTTATTCGTGATCCTTACCCAAGACCATTTCAGGGCAACTATTGCGCAGCGGCATTTTTTAACGGTTCAAACACGCAACTTACCGCATATCTAACGCAGGCTCCTGGCGGAGCCGCCAGTGATCTAACCTCCGTCGATATGAAAAATACTTGCATTGCTATTAATTGCGCAAGGTATGATTAAAAAGAAAGGGGCCATACGGCCCCTTTTTTACATCCCTAATTTATCCTCAAGTGCGGATAACCGCGCTTCAAATCCTTTTGCGATAAACATGTTTAACTCATCAATGCGGAACGAGTAGCGATCACCAGCCGGGATGGTTTTGTAGATCGGGTTTTCCGACCCGTCTTCATTCGCTGGCCCATATTCTGAAACCACCGTTTGCTCATCCCACTTGTCATAACAGATGAAGCCATATTTAAACGGCTCAAGACCAAAACTTTCCATGATCTCCATAGCACGCTGTACGGTCAAACCGCAGTGCTCGCGCACGTCGTTCATATCGGCTTGCTCTTTCCACGTCCAGAACCCGATCTCCTTCGCAATGGCTTTGGCCGCTTCGGTTTCAGGATCGCTCATGGCTCGAACGTCGTTCTTCATCCGACCGTCTGAGGTGTTGATTGCCCCATTTTTAGCGTAGATGTTATTGACTCGACCGCTACCCCATCCAATATCATAACCGCCATCGCCCATCGGGACGAAGTTCCCGTTGTGGTCAACGCACCAGCGAGCGGTTCGCACAGTTGAGCCTGCCGCGCATGTTTCGAACAAAATTCGCGTTGGCGTGCTGGTTTTCCCCCACCCCTCCGTAGCCTGAATGTTAACCGCGCCGCGCATTGAGTCGAATTTTTCCCCATCGTGGCCCGATACCCCAAAGAAGAAAGTAGACCATGCCTGTACAGCGCCAACATATTTTGCCGAGTCCCCTAAACTACCATCGCACCACATTGCACGAACCGCAGGCGATGAATTATTAGATCCGCGAGGCGCAATCATGTTAATTTCCGGCGCACCATCTGCTGATACAATCTTCAACCCTCTGCCATCCTGATTGGTTGGAGCATTGAATTTTGGAACGGCTGCATTTAACGTTTCAAAGCTACGCACCAACCCAAGATCTGAGTGCATGGCCCTATCCGGAACAATCCAGAGATCTCCGTTATCTGACAGCCTGAACGCCGGAACCCTATCGCTAATCGTCTTACCTTTGGGGGTGACAAGCAATCGAATCCAGCCACCGTGATTGGTTCCAGATGCATCGCCAGCCCCAAGGAAATGCAAGGCCGCGTTACTGTGCTCCGTATAGTCAGATCCTAACCACGGGCGAGAACCATAACCACCTAAAAGCTGGTTGTTCTTCGTCACGCTGTTAGATGCGCCGCGCGTATAGTTATGGAACACAGCAGATCCGCCAGCAGTATTTTCAATCCCGAAAGAACACTCCGTTGCGTTATCGCCGATAAAGTTAACGCCAATCCCGGTTGTAGCGGATGTTTCCTTCAGTGGTAGCTTCTGCGACGCGGTAACATCAACGCCTTTGCTTTTGACAGTGCCATTAACAAGCACATCACCATTTCCAGAAATGGTCATTTGGTCATTTGTGGAAGTATCACCATTTGGCCGAAAACTCATCCCTTCGCTACCTGAAGGTGTTGAAAGCACAAGAACATTATTGTTATTTGCCCTAACAGTGCAACCGTTCAGGGTTAATGTAGCGTTTCCGCCGGGAACGCTAATTGCCTGCGGCTGACTGAACGTGTTAGCTACGTTGGTGCGCGGGATCGTGTTATCGTTAGCCATCAAATAATCAGATGGTGAATTATATACAATCCCGGATGGCTCCGTGTCAATCCAGGTGTAACCAGTGCGATCGATGATTGGCCCCGTAATCGACCCATTGTTAGCCTGTACGTTTACATGATTCAACCACAGTTCAGGAACCCATCCGCCGGAAGCATGAAGATAAACATCAAACGAGGAGTCTGTGTTTTTCACCACCCCAAGATTAATGCGTCTGGTGTCGCTTGGTCTGGCAGCAATTAGGGTGCGCTGAGTAAACCAAATGTCGATGTTATCGCTTGTCAACGGTGAAGCTGGAAGGCCACGACCAGAAATAGAAAAGATATCGACCGGGAGATTTGCAGTGCCATAACCAGTACCTCCGCCAATGATGAACTGAGCAAAGGCATAGCCATCACCAGCGCTCTTGACTTTGGCGATCTTCATCCACTTCTCCCCAGCGAAAGTGCCAGTAATTTTATCCGGCACCTGAACGCCAGCCACAAGGTCTACAACCTGATCACGAAGATTTTGCGTCTGCCCCTTCGCAGTTTGCGCGTCGGTCTTCGCGGAGTTGGCCGCAGCTTCTGATGCTTTTGCATTTGTCTCCGAGGTCTTCGCTGCGGTTTCTGACGCCTTGGCGTTCGTCTCCGAGGTCTTCGCTGCGGTTTCAGATGCCTTTGCATTGGTCTCCGATGTTTTAGCGGCGGTTTCTGATGCCTTCGCATTGGTCTCTGAAGTTTTTGCAGCGCTTTCAGACGCCGCCGCAGCCGTAGCGCTCGCGCCTGCGGATTGTGAATCCGCCTTTACCTGGTTGGCAAGATTTTGCAGCGACTCAAAATCAAACGTCTTAAAGAACTCGACTGCATCCGCAATTACGGTTTCCTGCGACTGATAGTAGCGCAGGGTTTCCGCAACATCTTGCGCCAGACCGTCAACGGTAAGTGAGTCACTTAACAGGATCGCGTAATCGCTAGACGCTACGACAGCGCCTTTTGTGGTGATGGCTTTAATTTCAGTATCGCTAACCACCTTGTTTACGACGGCCATTTGAATCGGTGACGACAAAAACATAATCGTCGCGCCGGGGCGAATCAGCGAAAGCGATGATTGCCATTTAGTACCAGTCCCGGTAACGGTTCCGTCTGCGGCCATAGCCGCTTTGCCTTCTCTGTATAGTGCCATTTTAAAAGCCTCTTATGTTGGTTGAGTAACGCAGATAATAGCATCAATGAACCGATAAAAAAAGGAGCCTTTCGGCTCCTTTAGTTGTCAAATTAGAACGGGATATCATCATCGAAATCCATCCCAGGATTCCCGCCGCTGTTTTGCGGTTTAGGCGCTTGTTGCGGCTTGGGTTGTTGAGGCTGCCCCCACCCGGATTGCTGATTGCCGCCGTTTTGCGAAGGCTCGCGCTGGCTGAATTCGAGTTGCGGCATGATCATTTCATTGTGGCTGTAAATTGTGCCGTTGTGCTCGCGGTTCACGATCTGAAGCGTCCGGCAGGTGACGCTGATCACCTTATCCATTTGCAGCGCTTCATCGTACCACTTAATCATATTTTCTTTGGCAAAGAAAACAGCGCGGTAGTTTGTGTAAATTGTTTCGTCCTCGCCATCACGATTGCGGATCTTCATCCGCTCCGACAGGTCTACGGCGTACATTTTCCACGGCCCGTTATTATTGCTGCCTTCCTTGATGTACGGTTCTTTTCGGATTACACCTGTTACAACATGCATTGTCGTTCCTATGGGGCGGTTTCCCGCCCGGTTAAATTAGTTGAAAGATGAAATATCTTGTGCTTCTGGTTCAGGTTTTGATTCTACCTTTTCCGGCTCACGTTTCGCAACCTCTTGCGGTTTACCAGGGTTGAAGCCGTTCGCCGGGGTGACTTTCAGTTCTGCCTGGCGCTTGGTGATATCGTCTTCCGTCATTTTCCATTCCGCAGGCGTTAACGTTTGTTTCGCCATCTTATAGATCTCCCGAAGCGATTCGAGATCTTCGCACGCGTCAATGCGTTTTTTGAAGTCTTTCGGTGTCATTTTCGTAATTTCTGCATCATCATCCGCCTGCTTGATACCGAGCGCTGCGGCCAGTGCATAGCGGCGGGCGTAAGATGTTGTTGAACCGTATGCTTGTTCGACTGTTTTGCTGATCGGCATATTGTACTGAAACGCCATAAACTCACCGCTTTCGTGCAGAAACATCGTTTCGAGGTGCATAACCTTTTCGGTGCTGGTATCCATCATGGATTGAATGACCATAATCTTATTCTTCTCCAGCGCCGGGGAAATCGCGTCGAGGATATCACCAAGATTCGCATAGGTGTTCCCAAGATGGTTGTTCTTCCCGCTTTTCTTCGCGGCCACGAAGCCAGATTTTGCTTTGATTAATGCGGCTGCAATGGTGGTGAATTTTTCAGATGTACGCATGATAAAGTTTCCTTTTCCTGATTGGTAATGCGCACTATATCACAAGCGCGCACCAGTGTTTAGCTATTTGTGCCGTATACGTCCGGGAACATGTATTTCACAAACTGCGGAGTAGGCAAAACGACTTCCGCCGCGTTTGACTCATATGATGGCCATGAATCATGCTTCACGCATTCCGCATACTGATGAATCACGCTTTGATACTGCTTTCGACCGATCTCGATCTGCTGACTGGTCAGGGTGAACGCCAGCGGAGCAAACGGTGATTTTTTCTCCTGCGTTAGCAGTCTGACAACTACCGGGCGTTTTTCGTTGTAGGTCTTCACGAACAGATCGCGCTGCAATGCCATCTTGAGATAGTAGCCCAAGTTGAAGGCGAGTCTCCCGAAATCGTCAGGCTTGGAAGATTGTGTGGTTTTGTAGTCGGTAATCACCACTACCTCGAAAACCTCATCCGGGTTGAACCCCCACTCCTTGATGAGTTCGGGATCGGAAACCACGTCAACATGATCGAGTCGAACCTTGACCTTGACGCCGAAGATCTCACCGAAGATTGACAATTCACGCTGTGCGGTAGGCGATTCGATACATGCAGCGTGTCGCGGGTTGGCCAGCATCACGCTGCGCATTTGAACAACGGCATCGAAATCAACATCCTTAACCAGCTTGCGCCCGGAGTTCATCGCGGCGCTTTCGTCGCAAAGTTCAATCGCCCACCAAACATTTACGTCAATCCCGGCGCGATATGCCATTTCCAGAAGTTCCGGGTAATCCTTGTTGGACGTCCCAATCAGGCCACACGCTTTCAGCTTCGCAGACAATGCCGACTTCGACGTAATCAGATCTTTAACCTCGCCCGGAGAAGTCGCCCGCAGGTACTCGCCATTAAATTTTGCCGTCTCAAGCATACAGGTATGCGAACAGGTTCCGAACGCCAGCGCGGCTGTTTCCTCGCGCACCTTGAATTTCCAGTGCGCCGGGGATGTTGCGTAAATCTCGCCGAGGCTTGAGCCGCTAACGTACTCCGCGCACCAGGAGTTAGGATCGTGATATTGCTCGTTGGTCAATTCACTGCTGGTGTATGCCCTGAAAATTGCTTCAGCCATTGATATTGCTCCATTTGTGGTTTCGTTGCGTTAAGTATACGCATGACGATTCCCGGCGCAAGTCAAAAAGTGCTATCCGTGGTTGGTCAAAAAATGAGCGAAATTTACGTAAGATTTAGTAATATGCATCTTACGTGGTTTTTTCCATACATTTCATAAAGTTAACGCAAATCGGTAAGATGGTAAGATCCCTATAGGTAAATATCCATGAAAAATCTGGCGCGAAATACAGCGAAAAAAGACACGTACCCCGGAGAAATCTTACCAATATAAGTATAGGGAGATAGAGAAATAATAATAATATTATTATTTATCATATACTTACTATCTATATATTGCGGTTAATTGGTTAAATTTTGCGCGAAATTTACGTAAGATTCATCTTACTAAATCTTACCTAAAGTGGTTCGACCAGTTGTAAGTCACTGAATTTCAGGCATAAAAAAGGTAAGACTGATTTTCTCAATCTTACCTAAATTCTGGTCAATATTTAATCAGAGAAGAGATGATGCCTTGTATAACTTACGCTCAAAGCCGAGCTTGAAGTTGTCACCGTTCGGAACGATAACCTTTAGATCCCGATCGTCGGCAGCCGCCAGCATATCCCGATCTCCACGACGGCAAACTACCCGCATTTCTCGCTTACCTTCTCCGCCCTTGCCTTTATACCTGTACGCCACGATCTCGACGTTTGAAGGTATGATGCAGGCCCAAACGTCGCACTTGAACGAACTGGCAATATTGAAGTGCATTGCCTCAATCCAGGATCGAGCAAGGTAAATCGGCCCGTTACCGTCGTCGCTCTGATTGGTCACTATCACCGATCCGAAGGTCAGATCTCCAGCTAACATCTTCTCCCTGCCTTCTTCATCAATGAACAGGATATTGCAATACTCATCATCCGGCCCATCTTCATGCACGAGTTGCATCGGTAGCGCGTGAATTAGCTCCTGTCTGCCGTTCTCGTGAGTCTTTACGCCAACCTGATATGATTTGATATGCTCATTTTCAATGCCCTCATAGAGCGTTACAGGCGTGCTATCGACGGCCTCCGTTCTGTTTAAAACTGCCAGCACTCTTTCATGATCTGCCATCTTTCCGTATTCATACCCGTTATCACGAGCTACCTGCTTGTTTCTCTTGACCACATACTCTTGCGGAACCTTGCCGAGATAGCGCCCAAGAATGTTGATGCACTCGCTATACGGCTGGCCGCTTAACTTCATTAACCAGCCGATCCCCTTATCAGCACCGCAGCCGCCACAGTATGCGCCGCCGTCGCCGCGCGTTTCTAACTTGTCAGTCCAGCGGAATCGGTCTTTGCCGCCGCAGTTCGGGCAGTCCTGGTGCTTGCCGTTGAAGTATCGAGAGTGGATGCCGCAAATGTTCTGCAACGCTTCGCGCCACATGCCAGCCATGTACGGCAAAACCTCTTTTTCATCGTAAAAATCCACGTCGTTACCTCCAAATAAAAAACGCCTACACGAGAATGATAACCCGGCAGGCGTTTAGTGTTTAGACAAATTGTGCTATCGGACTACGCGGAGCATTTCCCGGCGGTCGCATCGGCGCGTAACTGGCTTGCCGTTGCTGTCAAATCTTAAATCTGGTCGGCAGAATGAGGCGCGGAAACCTTTGCAATTGTTCCGGCGGTAGCTCTTGTGTACGAGATAAGCGCCATCGGCTGAGATCATGCCGCGCTTACGCCACTGCTGAACAACCTGGATGCTAACCCCCAGCTCCTTTGCCGTTCCCGCGATACCACCGAAGGCATCAATAACCAGCTCCATCCGCGCAGCCAACCCGGCGCGAACCTCATCCTTCAGCACGTAGTAACCAGTCGGTCTCTTGCGTTTCTTCTTATCTTTCCCGCGCGATGTTCCGTTATTGCCGTTCAAGGTTCGCTTATCAATCTTTGCCATTTGTTCCATAATTTAACCCTCATAGCATTTTTTGTTAAACCTGATAAAATGTTCCATGTATTATACACGCAACTATGCGAATGACAAATTAGGATTGCCCATGCTCACAATTGAACAACAAATTGAAGCCTACGCAGACAAGATCCCGTTAATACAAAAGCGGTTCACCGTCGGAAATATCGTTCCTTACCCGTATCAGGCGGTTGCGTATATTGAGACCGCGAAGCGGATCGCAAAATATGAACATCCTTTTTACATTAAGGCTTCGGTTTCCGCAGGGAAAACCATCATGATCGCCATGCTCGCGGCGCAGTGCAAGGCAATGAACTTACCCATGATGGTTCTTGCTCGCCAGGCCGAGATCGTGAAGCAGGATTCAGAGGAGATCAGTAACCTCGATGTTCCCAACTCCGTTTATTGCGCCGGGTTAGGCACGAAGGCCGCATACTTCCCGATCGTCGTCGGATCTGAAGGGACGGTGGTTAATGGCCTGTTTAAAATGCTGGGCGACTACGTGCCTTCAGTTCTGGCCATTGACGAATGCCACCAGGTTGACTGGCAAGATTTGGCGGAGGCGATCGCCAACAATGAATCGTTCGAGTACATGAGCCGACCGAAGGATAAGCCGTATCGCGTGAACGGGGAACTGGTCGATGCCGACTACCAATACGACGAAAAATTCGACGACGTAGAATTCGGCGGCGGTCGCACGCAGTATACGATCGTCATTTGCGAGTTAATGCGGAGGTGCCTTGAGAAGACAGGGCGAGAACTTCGCATCGTCGGTTATACGGGTTCGGAGTTTCGCGGGGTGATTCCCATCTTGCAGGAAGACAAGACGCAGCCGGGATTCTGGCGCGAGCAGATCACAGACATTAACACAAACTATCTTGTCGAGTTCGGATCGGTAGTTCCCACCATCTTCGGTGACACCGAGGCGGATGGGTTGGGGTATGACCTTTCAGAATTCCACGGCTCCAGTCAGGACGGTACGCAGGATTTTAGCGCGGAAGAATTGCGCAAGATGGAAAAGAAAATCCATGAATCCGGCGAGATGACGAAGCTGATTATGCAAAAGGTCGTGGAGCGTGCGAAAACCCGAAACGGCGTTCTTATTACTTGCGCTGGCCAGCGGCATTGCAAGGAAGCGGCGAGCTATCTACCGCCGGACGCAACATACGCGATCATCACCGAGAAGACCAACTCGAAGAAACGCGGCGAAATTTTGGACAAGGCGAATCGCGGGGAGATTAAATACATCTTCCAGGTGATGGCCCTTACCACTGGCGTTAACGTTCCGTTCTGGGATTTTTCGGTGATATTGCGCAAGATCGGATCGCTTACGTTGCTTATTCAGCTTTTGGGGCGTGGAATGCGACTTCTAAAGGACTGGCAAAAACAGCCTCCTTACTCGTGGGTGAAGGAAGACCATTTAGTTTGGGACTTCGCCGGGACTATGGACGATTTGGGCCAGCTATATTTCGATCCGATTCTTGAGCAGGCGCAATACCAAAGACGCAAGAGCAGCAAGAATGGCCCGAAAATTTGCCCGGTATGCAAGGGAGAAAATAGCGAGTACGCCCGCCGATGCATCCACAAAGACAGCAACGGTAATCGTTGCGAATACTTCTGGATCTCGCAGCGCTGCGAAGACCAGAAAGACCCGCGAACAAGGAAGATTAAAGTAAAAGGGTGTTACGCTGAAAACGATATTGTTGCTCGCCAGTGCAGATGCTGCGGGGTGCAGCTTAAAGACCCCAATGACAATCTCACCGGGAAGAACTACACGCAGAATGACTGGTATGATGTTGTCGGGTTCGATATCGGATTTACTCGCAATCAGTCCGGGATCATCTTCAATTACGTGTTACTGAACCATGACGGCGAGCGATTCACCGCAAGGGAAAAGTTCTTCCCGGAATCAGAGAATCAGATTTGCGGCAAGTTGTGGCGGCAAAAGGCAGTCTTCCAGCACGTTAGCGACGCAGTAATGCGCGGCAAGCTGGGCGGGATGAAGAATGCGCGAAAAATCCTTGAGAATGCGCATTACTTCCGAGCGCCGAAGCGCGTAACGCATCGCGTTAACGGTAAGAAGGAAGATATTATTTCACGCAAAGATTTTGGAGACGAATAGTGATTACTGATAAAGGTGATTATCTCGAATACTACGGCGGGCCTGTAAAGGCTTGCCCGCTTGAGAAAATCGATCAGATGAATAGCGTTTCGTGGCTGCGGCACGAATACCCTGATTATCTGTTCTGGCATACTGTTAACGAAGGTAGTAAGCACAAGGCGAGCGCGGTTATCGATCATCAAATGGGGTTGCTGAAGGGCGTTAGCGACATTCTGATCCTGATTGGGTTCGGCGGCAAATACCCGTTCGCGGCCATCGAGCTAAAGCGCCAGGGTAAGGCGCAGGCGTCGCCAGTGAGCAAGGAGCAAAGGGAATTCCTTGCTGCCGTCCGGCGTCGTGGCGGATTCGCCGCCGTGGCCTATGGCTTCGAGCAATTCAAGATCGCTTTCTGTGATGCCATCAAATAGCACTTTTTGTTAAAAACGCCCGGCGAAAGCCGGGTATTATTACCACATCGAAACGAAGAACGGAGTGTTGAAAATGAAAAAGATGCTGGCTTTAGTTGTTCTGTCTCTTGGTCTTATTGGTTGCAGCGAAAAACCGAAAACATATGATTGCGGTGGTGAGGCGTTCGAGGTAACTAGCAAATATATGAAAGTTGTCAATGGTGAAAACTCTGGCGTTATAATTGATGGCGCTGGCGAAAATCAATATAAACTGCTTACTCCTTTCGGGTACGCTCATTATGTAGTCAACAAAAACACCATTGATGTTAGTGTGGGCGCTTTTCATAATACCTTAACCTGCGAGGTTAAATAATAATGGCAAAAGATATCACAGACAAAGACACTCGTGACGCATTCATCACGTTTGAGCAATTGGAGCGCGAAACGTTTATTGGCAATGCTCTTGCTACTGGTGGACACTATCAGGCTGTCAGGCCCGACAAGTTTTACCAGGTAACAGGCAACCGATACGCCGGGAGCAAAACGCCTGATATCGTGCGCGATAAGTGGGCGACCGATCGCAGCCTGATCGCATACATGGAAGAGCGTTATGGCCCTTACGACCTCGACGCCGCCGCAGACCAAAGCAACGCAGTTTGCCCGAAGTTCTACGACGAAAAAACAGATTGCCTTAAACGCTGGTGGGGAAAAAACAAGCACGTTTGGCTGAATCCGCCTTACTCGTTTCCAGATCCGTTTATTCTCAAGGCCATTGAGCAAATGGAGCACGACAACCAGATCGACATTCTGCTACCCGGCGACAATTCTACGGCATGGTTTCGTGACGCGCAGAAGATGGCCGCAGAAATCATCTGGATTGTTGCCGATGTTGAAGAGGATGATGACGGGAACCAGTTAAGCCGATCCGGTCGCCTCGCATTCATCAATGGATTAAGCGGGAAGCCAGTAGACAACAACAATAAAGGAAGTGTTATTTTCATCATGCGCAAGCTCAAGCCGGGAGAGGAGCAAAAGACGCTTTACATTCCGGTAAGCGAGATTTGCCCGTCATTAGCTAAAAAGCGTATGCGCAAACGTGGGATCTGAAAAATGGAACAGATAGAATCTTTCACCGAGTATCTTCGGATCGTGGTTGAATTGCTGGACAAATACGGCTTCATTGGGACGGATGAGGAAAAGTTAGCCTTTGCTGACACCATCGACGGAACCTACATGGAGTTCATGGACAACGGAACCCCGGTCGCTGACTGGCCAGAAATTCTTGAACGAGAATTGATTGAATTTAAATCGCATGAAGGCGCGGAGTATTTCGCAAAACAGCACTAATTGCTAAACAATACCCGCCGCGTGCGGGTATTATTACTCCATCAACCAATCAGGAGCAAACGCCATGAACACCAAAACCATTGCAGACACCATCAAGATCGTACCAGCAAAAGCGCAAGTTGTATCGCGCCACCTGGTTAACCTTTCTCGCCTGTGCATGGCTGACTACATGGCGAACCCTTCAGAGAATGGCCTTGATGGTGTAGTCGGTGAGATTTATTTTCGCGCCGGGTACGGCCTTGAAAGCGTGGCCATGTATGAGCAAATGGCCGAAGGTTTTTGCATTTACGGTGACGAATGATGATTGTAGAGACTGGTCGCGCTGCCGTATGGCAGCACGCTAAAGAAGCAGGAATAAGCGATGATATCGTGAAGATCGCAAAGTATTTCGATATCAAAGACATATCAATTATCTTTGGTGGGAAGCTCACCTACCTACACGAGCGCCCGGTGAAGCGCACGCGAATAGCAGTAGCAACGCGTGCGGAGGCCGACTCGCTGAAGATGTTCATCCACGAGTCTAAGCAGCAGAAGAAATATTACAAGTAGCGGGGACGTGAAGAATGCGATATATTGCGATCTTATTTACGGCGATTCTGTTCACGATCGCAATCATTAACTATGCAATTCAATTGGGATAAATTATGTCACCTAAAATCACAGACGAAGAATTTTTAGCCGCCCGCGAGGAGGGGAAAACCTACCGCGAGATCGCGGAAGAGTTCGGCATGAACATTCGAAGCGTTGAACGTCGCGGCGTTCGCCTGGCGCGACAAGGCCACCTTCACGGAAACAGCCACGTTGCGAAGCATATCCCGGACGGCTTTGGGGTCAAAGGCACGTCGACGATGATTCGCGCGGACGGCTCCGAGGTCGTTCGGTGGGTTAAGTCGGAAGTAGACCGCGATCGCATGATCGCTTTGATGGAGGCGGCGCAGGCGGCTTTCTGCGAAGACCTGCCGCGAGCCGAACCGCAACCGCTGGATGAATCGAAGTTCTACATTGAAGATCAGCTTGCCCTGTACCCGATCTTCGACTTGCATATCGGGGCGATGGCGCACAAGCACGAATGCGGCGAGAACTATGACACCAGCACGGCTGAGAAGGTTCTAAACCGCTTCTTTGATTATTCCGTGTCGGTGGCTCCGCAATCCCAAAAGGCTGTTTTGCTGGTTGGCGGTGACTTCCTTCACAGCGACGGCCTGGACGCAGTAACCCCGGCAAGTGGTCACGTTCTCGATCAGGACAGCCGATACGCAAAACTTGTTTATGTTGCCATCCGCTCGCTGCGTCGCGCCGTGTCGCTACTGCTTAACAATCACGCAGAAGTTGAAGTGCAGGTGATTGAAGGCAACCACGACCAGGCTGGGATGATTTGGCTACGCGCAGCGCTGGCGGCGTTCTATGAGAATGAGCCTCGCGTTTTCGTTGATGTTAGTCCGGCGATCCTGCATCGCACCTTGTGGGGCAAAACCATGCTGGGCTATACGCATGGCCACACGATGAAAAAGCCGGAAACTCGCCTTGCCGCTATGGCTACCGACTTCCGTAAGGAGTTCGGCCAGTGCGACTACATTTACACGCATTCCGGCCACTGGCATCACCAGACTGTAACGGAACACTCGTTAGGCATTGACGAAGTGCATGGCCAGTTAGGCGCAAAAGATGCCTACGCCGCACGCGGCGGATGGCGTTCATACCGCCAGGCTGCGGTGATTCTGTACAGCAAAGACTATGGCGAAGTCGGTCGATTCATCTATCGCCCGAACATGTAAACACGACGGCCCCGCGAGGGGCCAACAAGGAAAACCGATGAATAGAAATATCTGTATTTTCGATCTCGATGGCACGCTTTCCGACGGAGCCCACCGCTTGCACCTGCTGCCGAAAAAAGATCTCCACCTTACAGAAAGTTGGAGCGAATTTAATGGCGCGTCAATTGGAGACAGCCCAATCCAAAGCACTATTGACGTGGCGAATGCGCTTTATCGATCCGGAATGACCGTTATCATCCTGACTGGCCGATCCGATGAGGTGAAGACAGAAACAATGATTTGGCTTGACCGCTACGGGGTGAAATATGACAGCCTAATCATGCGCCGCGCCAGCGATAACCGTAAAGACACGGTAATCAAGGAGGAGGAGTTACGTAAAATCGGACTTGATCGCATTGTTGCGGCATGGGATGATTCCCCCAATGTTATTGCGCACTTGCGCGGCCTGGGTATTACGACTTACCAGGTCTGCGACTACGGCGAAAATCTTCACGAGCACTTGAAATCTCACGGAGTAGACAAATGAAAAATGTAATTATCCTCAACGGAGCGCCGGGCATCGGAAAGGACACTATCGCGGAAATCATCTCGCGGAAGTGGGAATACAAGAACCTTAGCTTCAAACAGCCCATGTTTGCCATCGCGCGTGCTGTGCTGGGATCTACTGATTTTGCACGCTTTACTGCCCGATACCACGACCGCAAGCACAAAGAAGTGAAGTGCGATTTTTTGGGCGACCGTTCTCCGCGTGAATTCATGATTCACATTAGCGAAAATTTCGTCAAGCCGACCCTTGGCAAAAGCCAGTTCGGCAAGTTGCTTTGCGATTCAGCGCTAACCTCGCCGTTTAACTGCATCGTCAGCGACGGCGGCTTCGATGAGGAGGTGGAACACGTCGCAGCGCATGAGGCGCTTAACGTTTTTGTCGTCCGCCTTCATCGTGACAGCATGACCTTTGAGGGTGATAGCCGCAAGCATATTAGACGCCCGGATCTTATTTGCGACACTTACCATGAACTCGATTTTGATATGACCACTGGCGAGCCTGAAGATGACGCGCAAAAAATCCTTGATATGGTGTCAGATATTGCATTAAAATTATAAAGTTAATGCCTTTATTATCATCACCTTAACTATTGGGAACCTTGATGGGTTCCCTTTTTTTTGTTCTTAATTTGGCCTAATGCATATATCATCACCTTACCATTTAACTAACAGAGGTTGCATATCATGCGAGAATTCATCAACGCGGCAACCAATAGCAGCGGTGGCGTTGCCCTCGCGGGATCTGCAACCGGGCAATTAATCATTGCTGCCATTGGTTTATTTTTCATGATCTTATTTGGTTCAATCGGCACGTGGCTGAAGTGGAAAGACTCCAAAGCCATCCGGGAGGCGATTGATTCTGGCGACATTAAGGAAGCATTGAGGATCAGGAGCAAATAAAATGGGAGTGAAAACGCGGGTTACATTCGCGGCGGCGGTGGCGATCGCGGTCGCGTTCCTCCCCGAAGTGGAGGACACGAAATACAATGTTTATATGGATATCGCTGGCGTCCCGACAGTATGCGAAGGCATCACAGGCCCGGACGTTATCAAGGGGAAAACCTATACCCGGTCAGAGTGCGACGCGCTTTTAACCAAGCATATCCAGGTGGCGAAGCGAACCGTTGACAGCAAAATCAAAGTCGATGTTCCGGACACCTTCAGGGCGTCGATGTACAGCTTTACGTTCAACGCTGGCGGCGGCGCATATTCTGGCAGCACCATGCTGAAATTAACGAACCAGGGCCGATTGCGCGAGGCGTGCGAGCAGCTATATCGCTGGACGTACTACCGCAACCCGAAAACGGGAAAGATGGAGAAGTCAAAAGGCTTGTATAATCGCCGGGTTCAGGAATATCAACTATGCATTAAGGATCTGAAATGAGCACATTAAACTTTCAACGAGCGCTGGCCATCGGCTTTATCGTGTGGGCGGCTGCCGTCGTTTCCAGTTGCGCGTCAAGCGTACCAATCCTTTCCGATCTGGTTGGTAGCAAGCCGGATATGACGGCGCAAGTCGGCGCGGAGAACGTGAAACAGGCGGTTGGCGTGACGAACAAAACGGACACGTCAAGCAAGCAGGAGACCACGTTTAAGGAGTCGGCGGTGGGTAAGGTTGACACGTCGAATAAGAAATCTGTAACGACCTCCAGCATTCACGCCAACCAGATTACGGCGGACAAGATCGAGATTCGGAATGATGAAAGCGGAAGCCTGATTCCGTGGCTGATTGGTGGTATTGGGGTGGTAATGCTGGCGATCGGGGTGTTCGGCCTTTGGCGGGAACGAAAAAACAAAGGGGCGTAATGCCCCTTTTTTTATATGTACCGCTTGACGTGCAATAGCGCTACTCCGTCTTCATCGTTAAGCCCATGCTCAACCGTGTTGGTTGCGGCCATTCCTTGATAGAGCAAGATGAGCGCGGCACGCAAGTAATTTTCTGGTGTGATCTGTTTCACGCAAACAATCCTGTGAACTTCCGTTATCAGATCTTCCACCTGCTTTCCCGAAAAGCTGTTCATCACTGAGTTGGTCAAGGTGCATCATCTCCCACATATATCGGTTATCCATCCCATCGAACGACCTGAAATCAAAACCTATCTCCCTGTTATCCGGCCCCGTACACCACACAGCGCCGTTTTTTCCGTCAAGGTATCCATTCGTATAGCTTCGCGCCAAAAACTCCTTAGAGACCATTGACGCAAATATACGTTGCGATACGTTGGCTGCTTTTGCCAGGCGAGGCGCTTCGCGGTGCATGTAAACGAACTTCGCAAAATCCTGCCGGGTGAACTCCCGGCGAGATTCACAGAACTTGTAAATGTCAAGAATGAACATCAATTACCTCATGAACGACGGGTTGATAAATACTTCGGAATCCATCACGCAGATAAAGCCTAATTCCTCCATCTTCGGCAATAAGCGTTCCTTAATCTTTTTGCTCACACCAGCCTGGCCTTTGAAGATCTTCAGGTTGCGGCAGGCGTTATAAATGCCCTGGACGGTCATAACACCTTTTGCCTGTTTGCAGCGACTGGCGATAACGTCATACAGCGCTTTAATTTCCGCTCCCTCACCAGCAAAGCCTGAAGAGTCAGCCGACGACAAATACGTTTTGCTCAACTCATGGAACATGATGATCGCTTCGTCAATAGTCGCCGTGTCGATCTTCTTCGAGCGCTTCCCGCCGGGTTGCCAGTTCCGGATCGTGTGAATCACGGACGCCAGACGCATAACCTGCTTATCAAACTTACCCATCGCGCCGCGAAGCATTGTATGCGAATACTTGCCGCCGTCGCCTAACTCCGGTTCTAATTCCTGGCGGGCCTTATTCAGTCTCCGCATTGCCGCGTCAGTAACCTGCAACTTAACGTTTGATTCGCTCATAATGTCATGAATCAGCCGGAAGTAATCTGCCTTCAGTGACTGGTCGATCGGCTCATAGGTCGAATTCCCGTTTTCGTCGATGAACACGCGTTCGCCCAAACGGGTTTGCTCACGAACCAAAAGGAAACGCTCCGAGACACCGATCCCGCGAGAACCCGCTTGCATGATGGCGTCGATGGTTTCATCCTGTGCAATTACGCAAATGCATCCCAAAGCAACGAATGACATATTATTGCTAACGTCAGCACGAGCGATCGATACGTGGCCTTTATCCCATGCTTTGAGCACCAGTTCGCTGTTCGTCTTCTTGCCGCCATCGTTGCCATACGTGATCCCCAAAAGGCTGTTAACCGCCGTCGCCTCATCAGAGATAACGGCAAAGTTGCCCTGGCGGTTGTTAATTTTCGCCAGACCTTCCGGGGTGGTATCGGATACCGGGAAAGTTAGATCACATAATTTTTCAAGTTTCTCTTCCAGTTCGTCACGATCTTCGAAAAGTTTCACCATATCAGATTGCGACAACTCCCCTTTGAGCGCCTGCTTGTTGGCGGACAGCTTCGCCATGATTTTCTTACGCTCCTTCTTGCGCGACTCGTTAATGCGCTCGACTTCGGCGACGATCGGATCGATGGCCAGCGAGTTAATGGCAGACTTACCAGCGGAAGGCGGCTGCGACGTGATAACGTAAAGCGTTGTCGGTTGCTCGCTGCCGTGGTACTCGACCCAAAAGCGACCCATCATCGCGGCGGATACGGTTCCGAGAAAGTGCATGTAAGCGGATGATTCCGGGAACTGAACAGATCGGGCGGCATTGAGCGCCAGCTTGCCGACCACATCGTAATCATTTGCGATCGAGATTGTTGGGTATTTATCCGCGTTTACGTCGATATCTTTGGGCTTTGGCCAGAATGAAACGGAGTCACGATACCCGTTCGCACGAATCGCAACACGCAGGGGACTGACCCCCTCCCTTTCTGCGATGGCGATAATATCTTGCGGTGATACGCGGTCATTTAAAAACATGCCATTGCTCCTGATTGGTTAATCGTTCGGCTAATCATATGCCGTATTAAATCCGAGATCCAGTGATAATCTAAACACGCTTGAAAAACGCGCTTGGATTATCGGGGCGCACGGCCCCGAACCAGTCACAGGTATTTAGCTTCGAAAGTCGTTCCGTCCGATACACTGAAGCCAACTTCCTCGCGGTACAGCGTCCAGCGGCATCCGTCACGGTCGAAGATGTATCCAGCAACCGCACCGAGCGCACGACCGCTTTCTACCTGGTAGCGCTTGCCGACGCTGAATGATTTTTTCATCGGGTTGCTATGGTCAAGGCCGACGCATTTTAGCGTTTTGGTTTTGAGTTCGATGAACGTCGCAACCGCCGCTCCGCCGTCGCCAGCAATAAACAACTCACCGCTAACGCCTACCGACAAAATAACGCGCTTCTTCTTCAGTTCTACGCTGTCATATACCATCATTGACACGTTGCCTTCATCGTCGACGCGGGCGGAATAAAGGTTGTTTTCATGGATGTTAACGGCACGGCTTGACGTGCATTTAATCTTGATTGACTTCGCCATTTATTTTCTTTCTCCCATCTCGATATACAGATTTACCAAATCCAGAAAGTCGGCTTTATTTCTGCAACTCAATTTAAAGCCAACGTGCGACTCAATTTTATTTTGCATCGCAGCCAGGGTTGCGCCGCCATTATTCATCCCGAGAACTTCGCGGCATACTTCAGCGAGTTTTTTCGATATCATTTTTTCACCACCTTTATTTCCATGCCTTCGCAAGCGGCCTTGATATCATTAATCAGGCGATTAAGCCTTAAATCAGTCATTACATGGTGATGACGAACATCAATAATCCCAGCAACGACTAACAGCATGACGGCAAAGATAAAACCACCAGGCCCGGACATACACAAAATAGTTAACATCATCAAGATAATAAATTTCATTTCCGTTTACTCCGTTGCGTTTCGATGGGGTAATGCTACCCGACTTTCGCCGGGTAGTTTTAGCAATTCGTGCTATTCTCGATAATTCGCCTGGAACACGGCGCGGGCAAAACCTCGCGGAGTAATGGAGCGCAGCATTTTAGTCCTTTCTGACCTTCCGCCCAAAAACTTCCAGGCCCAAAAGAAATTCACGCCTTCTACTCCATCCGGCGGAGGGAGCCGTTTCGGTTCGACAAAACCGTTTCCGTGCCATATGCACGTTTTCTTCGTGTAATTGTCACAGTGGGGCATTTTGTGATGCCACACAGGTTCGTTCGGAGAAACATAGCCGCCGAAGTCGCGCGGGTGAAAATAGAAGTCAGGCTTGCGCCATAGTGACGACAATTTTCCAACCGGGTTTTCGACCATCCATGGGCAACCATACTTATTGCCTAATTGCTCGACCATCTTCGCATCATCAGCGGCTGATAGAACGTCATTATCTTGCCTTACGTGCTTGATTCCGCTATGCGCTAACAGCGTGCATGACGGGAACGCGAAAATGAAGTCAGGATCTGGAATGCCGAGAATCGATCGCTTCACGTCAAAATCCTTGTCGATCCAAATGTTAACATACTGGATATTTGGGTGAACCATTCGAATGCTATATTCTCCGTGATCGCCGGAGTCGGCATTGAAGCAATACACCTTGCATCCCTTGATGGCCCACGGCAGGCCCATGATGCCTGAGCCGTCGAACATGCAGTAAATAACCTTGTCTTTCATGCTTTCCACGCCTCAATGAACATTCTGTTCGATTCCAGCGTCAGCGTGACGCCAGCCAGGGAGGACTGAACGAGGCGAGCGCCCGGAACCGTCCCGATGATGTAGCGGCCTTTCGACTTCGTGATCGTGATCTGAGTGAAGCCGGAGGCGCGGTTCATGCGGAGAACGACGCGGCCATGCGCGTTCAGGACGGCGAGAATGGAATCAGTCTTCGGATGGTTCATTGTGTAGCTCCTTCGCTTGTTGGTGTGGGGATAGTATGCCACTATCCCGCCATGTTGTTTTAGCAAAACGTGCTATGCCGGAACGCAGGTAGCGTAATCCTGGCTGATGTAGATCGTGCGCTGAACGCGAGGTTCATGATCGCCTAGTTCCTGGATGGTAACATCGTTGCTTCCTACCCGGCACGGAACCGATCCGAAGATAAACTCGCCAGTCTGCTTGTCGTTGATTTGCCATACATTACCGCCCTCCTTTTTGACAACCAGGAAAGGCGCGCTTTCTGCGCTGAACTCTTCCGGGCCACGACCGTAGTAATGCGTGATCGCAGCTTTGGCCGCAGCGCCGAAGGCATCGGTAACGTCATTGGTCGCCTTGTCGCGGATTGCCTTGATACGCTCTTCAGGCGATCCGATGATGTAGGAAAAGCTGTTCGAAATGGTAACTGTTCGCATTATATTTTAACCTCGTTTTGGTGGATGAAGTCGGCGACATAGTGGCATTCGATCGGATTCTCGATACCCGCCAGCACCTCGCAGCGACCGTTATTCAGTAGCTGGCAATGCTGGCACTCCGCGCCGCCAACGCTGGCAATGACAATGGCGATCCCGTTGCATGAACCGCCGAACATTCGATGAGGGAAGGGGTAAGCATCGCAGGTGCAAACCACCTCACCGGCTCGCCTTTTCCTCATACCTGTCCCTTCTCGATGCAGAAAACCCAATCACGAGCGTCAACCGCAAAGCGTGCAACGCCGTCTAGCACCACGAAGACAGTAAACCCGTTGACGCCGCGCCCCTTCTCGATAGCGGTTACGGTACGGAACAGATCGCTTGCGCCATATTGAATTTTGTCCCCGACGACTACATCCGCAAATGCTTTCATGGTTAATCTCCTGACTGGTTTCGATGGGTTAACTATACCAGGCCTTTCGTCCCGGCGTTTAGCAATTCGTGCTTATCTCACTGCTTTCTTCGCTGCCTTGTACGCCCCTTTGAAGGCTGGAACATCTTCGATCGGAATCCAGAAGCCGGAGCCATACCCATCATCATAGCAAGGGCATTGGTCGCAGTAGTCGCCCCAGGTTTTCTCTTCGCCGCCGACAGAAAAGCCAGTGGCCATTTCGCATAACGCTTCCTCAACCGCTTCGATCTTGTCGGCGTCGCTATCCATGATAACGAAGTTCCACTTGCCGTTATACTCGCTGCCCAGGTTGATTGATTCGCGTTGAAGTTTCATAGCTTTAGCCCCCTTGGC